GTGCGCCGACTGGTAACCTTAAAGGAACTTTAACCTCCCCCCTTTTAGCATAAAAGTAACCTTAAACACACCTTAAGTGTAACCACAGGTAGCACTGATGTCACCTTAAGGTCACGTTTATATTACATTTAAGTATCTTTTAAGTTGTTAGTTAGTATTTATTTTTACTATTGAAGATAGAGGGGGTTCCATATAGAACTTTTTATAAAAGGAGGTTATGCCCTTGACATTATTTTTTTATCGTACTATAATGACACTCGAATTAAAAGCAACAACAACATAAAGGGGTTAAAGATGAAAACAACAACAACGGCGCAACACGTTATTAAAGCGGTAGCAGAAGCAAAAAAAATTGCAGTAGCGATTTCTAAAACAGAAATGAGCGGGTCTAAGTGGGCGTTAACAGTAGCCGGTGATACCGTGCTCGGTACTGAAGAGTTAAAAGAAATTAAACTTCAGTTAGCTGACGTGTGGAGTGAAGGTTATATTAAGAAAATGTTTGCGTCAATTAATATATTACGCACTTATGCCGATAAAATAGACATTAGCTATTGTAATACAATCGGCTTTGTTAAATTGTATGACTATCTAAGAGGGATTAAGTCACCAGTTAAAGCGGATACCGTAGCGGGTATCGTAGAGGACGTTAAAGCGGATACCGTAGAGGATACCGTAGAGGACGTTAAAGCGGATACCGTAGAGGACGTTCGCGAAGTATTGAACGTACAACGTAACGCCGTTGTCAGTACGGCAAAGTATCCCACTCTCACATTATTTGATGAGAGCGTCGCACTAATGAGAGAGACACTAAGAGAGATGGAAACCAAAGGGACATTAACCGATGTTATGCGAGACAAAATCGAAGCACACATTCTAGCATACGAAAATTCATTTTTTGATTTGGTGGGGTAACGCCCACCATACCTAGATGGTTAATAACGGTTAATCACAGAAACCGTTTCTGTTTTCCTAGTCGTCTATAACGGAATAAAAAAGTTCCATATAGAACTATTGTAGGAACATAATGTATACCATGTGTTATACATTATCCGCTTTCTAGTAATTTTTAGGAAGTTCTACAAAATTTAGAAAGTTTTAGTCACTCATAAGTTACCTTGACATTTCCTTAAGGTTATGTTATAATTTGCTATGCAAATATAAATAATACGGTTACAAAAGATTTATAGTGCCTTCTGAAAATTTAGAAGGTTCCTTGAGAGTTCCATGTGGAACTTTCTAAATTTGCAAGACAAATATAACAAAACGATAATGGGGTTAAGATGAACGAAATATCAGAAAGAATAGCCTTTGCACGTATCGCTCGAGCAATTAGAAAGGATTGGAAAAAGGTATCAGTGTATGCTGAACCTTACCTTAAAGCGATGGAGAGGGACGACTACGGTCTTGATGGGACTTATAGTGTCGTATTGCGCTTTTTAAGTAATGCTAGTGGGTACCGAGGGGAACTTGCACGTACCCTAAAGGCAGAGTTGAAGTCTATCACGGTAAGCAAATAAGTTCCACATGGAACTTTTAAGGTAACATAAAGGGGTTTAAAATGGAGTTTGTAGCAACTTGGATAATAATTGGAGTAACCTTAATGGTAACTTTAAAGGTAATTTTAGTAACCTTAAACAAATTTGAAGGTAACCTTAAAAAAACCTTAAACGACCACTTAGGGTTCTGACAAAACATACGGAAAACCGTATAAAAAAATTTTTATGGTGAGGTTCACAGTCCTTCAAGGGAACTTCAAGGTAACCTCGGTATACGAAAGTACTTTGAAGTTACCTTTGAGAGTGGAAAATAAATCATGTAGGGTTTAAAGGTGCCTTAAAAGGTACTATAGTACCCACCTAAAAGGAATTTTTGGGGGGATTTAGAGAGTAATAAAAGTTCTATGTGGAACTTTTTAAAGTGATAAAGGGGTGGTTCACATGTATTATCAAATTGTGGAAAGTGTTGCGGTGGACGCTATACAGTATACTGCTAAGTTTTCGCCTCGTCCAGTGGGTGATTCAGACAATTCTTGGGGGATTTGTTGTTGGTCTTTAAAGGATTTACAAGAATACTTTAAGGTTGATTTATGTTGCACGTCTTTTATTGCAAATTATGTTGAAGATGAGTTTTATGGGTTCGCTGAAATTCCGTTTGAATCTCTTATAGAAACCTTAAAATTCGAGACCCCTCTTTAATGGATTCTCAAAATTCCTAAGGGGGTTATAATGTTATTTGAATAGGGTATAATTAGGGTGTTAAAGGGAAAAATTCAACTCCCTCTAATAATAGAAAAAGTTCCACATGGAACTATTAAATAAAGGGGTTTAAAATGGCACAGGTTAATTATAAACAAATTCCAGACCTTATAAAAAATCGTCAGGTGTTCACAGGAAATTCTGCGTATGCTGTATGGCATGGGGATACTTATATTGTGTATTCATACAATACTCAAATGTTTCGTGAGAATAACACAGAACAATGGTTTAACCTTGAAAAATACTCCAGTATTACTTCAAGGTTGCAGCATATTATTAAACGTGTTATTCAAGTTCGGGGGTAATTGATTTTGACGTACGTGGAAAGGACTACTTATGAAAACAACACTAAATAAAATAAGAGAGCATTCTCCCTGCAGAGACGGATGGGAAAAGCTTTTAAAAACACTTGGAAAAACTAAGGCAGACGATGAAGAACTATCACTTTTAACCATTTTAAATAGCAATGGAATCGAAGACGCAATTTGGTGTTTTAGGGCTATAGAAGGGCACAATGAAGAGATAGGTGCGTTTGCCAGATTTTGTGCAATGCAGAATATTGATAAGATTAAACCATATTGCTCCGAAGAAAATTATGACTTAATTATCGATTGGCTTGAAACAGGAAATGATGATATTAGATTAGCTGCACGGTCAGCGGCACGGTCAGCTGCAGATTCAGCGGCACGGTCAGCGGCACGGTCAGCGGCATGGTCATCTGCATGGTCAGCGGCAGATTCAGCTGCAGATTCAGCGGCACGGTCAGCGGCATGGTCATCTGCATGGTCATCTGCATGGTCAGAACAAGAAACTGAATTAAGACGTATTATAGGAAAGGACTACTTATAAAAACAAGTAGCCAGTAACTTAAAAAATTCTAAAGGGGTTTAAAATGATTTGGTACAATGATAAAAATTACGGTGCGGACATTGATGGGAACAGAGGAATTTCTGTTTGGGAATACGAGTGGGAAAAATCTGATGATGAGTGGGTTATTCCACTCCTTCAAGATTTGATTGAGGACAGTGGGTATTTACCTAATGAGGTTTCTTTATTCACCCCTGAAGAGGATTGTGAGGTAACTTTAGATACCGCCGACTACAAGTATTTGGAAGCTCGTTTCGAAGTTTGGGAAGGTGAGCAATTCATCGAGGGGGGCTTGTTGCTTGAAGAGGCAGAGGCGGAATATGATGAATCGTTTGATATAAAATATAATAGAACTTTGGAGGACTAAATGAATGAAATTAATACTTGCCCTAACTGTGGCTCAAGTAACGTACATGTCACTGATACTATTTACGGTGCTAGTACTATCACTGAATGTTTGGAATGTTTAACCTGTAATACAAATTTTGCAGAGGTCTACGTATGGTCACATACTGAAATTCAAGGGGGCTATAATGAAATTTGAGGAAATTCCAAGTATCCTTCAAGCTATTGAAGACGCTTACAAGGTTAATGTACCAGAGAGTGAAATAACAATTAAAATGGGAGATTTGAATAAACTCCGAAGGTATTGTTTAACACTACAAGAAAATTGTATATCCCTATCGAAACAAGTAGATATTGAAACAGACCGTAGGAGGTATGCCAACGACTTATATGAGTCTATACGTAAAGAAAAAGGTAGCAAGGTTTATTTGGATTCGTTCCGTAAAGGTTCGTGTTGCTAAAAAGTTCCATGTGGAACTAAAAATATAAAGGTGGTAAAATGAAATGTTAGTAATAAAACTGAAAGACGGTAATAAAAAGTTGGCAAAACACATAGGTGTTTGGTCAATCACCGCAGGTATGGAAGTATGTGGTAGAGAGTGTAAAGGATGTTATGCTATGAAAATGCAGAAGTTACGCCCTGTGGTAGCTGATTATAATAATCGGATGTATGAGGCTAGCCAAGCTGAAAACTTTGATTCCCATATTGTTATTCATAACAAATTTAAGTACGTTCGTATTCATGCTTCAGGTGAATTTTATTCCCAAAAGTATATTGACAAGTGGGAAAAAATTGCACGAAAACACCCTGAAATTATTTTTTACACTTACACAAAACGTATGCAAGATTTTGATTTCTCTAAAATTATGGCACTACCCAATTGTGTAGTTCACAACAGTTTAGGTAGTGGTATTATAAATTTTGGTAAGGGTATCTCCGAAGTTGCTAAAAGTTGTGGGGGGTTCGTTTGCCCAGATACACTTGAGGATAAAGGTGAACGGTATTGCGGTGAGGGGTGTACTTGGTGTATGCAGAAATGCAACGAAGGTACTCCAATCTTTTTTGAAAAACATTAAAGTTCCATACCCACTTGTGGGAGTTCCATATTGAACTTTTTAAAACCTAAAGGGATATAATGAAAACATTTCTACTAAAAGAGGACGGAAATAAACAGAGTTTTATTACCCCTCAATTATCTAAAGTTTATGAAAATTGGGAGTATAGGGTGTATAAAAGTCATTTTGACTCACCAATGTACCTGATTTACTGTCGTAGAACCAAAAAATGTGTGTGGAATAGGGAATATAATGGCACTAATCTACAAAAGTTGGACTTTAATTTATCTGTATTATCAAAATTTTGAATAATACTCTTGACATTTATATAATATTATGTTATAATGTCACTGTTCATAAATATTAGTTGTTCTTATACCAACCATATAGTTCCACATGGAACTTTTTAAAAACCTAAAGGGGATAAAATGAATAAAGCTACACTTGAAAGACTGATGGAAGAGGCTGGAGATAAAATCCTTACAATCCGTTTTGTTAAAAAAGATGGAACTATTAGAAATCTTAATGGTCGCTTAGGCGTAACCTCAAAATTACGAGGTGGGGAATCTACCCTTAGTCGTGATAAATTTATCACAATCTACGATGTTAAAAAACACGACTACCGTGCAGTAAATAAAGATACTGTACTTGAAATTCACATGAAGGGTAAAGTCTATGTTTAATCATGGTACAAAAAATATTACAAAATCCTTAGGAGTTCCTGAAGATTTTAAAGCAAATGTAGTAATTGTTGATAGGGTCAAACGTATCCTTGAAAAAGGTTCAGTTGAGTTTACATGGGACGAAAAGATTGCCACAGTAATGGTGGCTATGTCAATGATGAATACCTCGGAGTTCTTTGAAAAAAGTAATAAGTTTAAGAAGATTTCCAGACTTATGGAATGGGTACTTAAAGGTATGGATGATGAAACTATGAATGAATTGTTTTTGATAGCTTCAGAACCCATCTCAAATGAATTGTGGAAACGTCTGGAAGAAGCAGGTTTAGTAGACGAAGATGGAAATATCATCGCTGAACCTTAAACGAACTGAAAATTTGAACCCCCTATTTTGTGGGGTTTGATTGGCGACATTATGTCTGTCCCAAGACCTATCACTTGTTTACTCCTTAAAGGAATTTAAACTTAAACTATAAAGTTCCATATAGAACTTTTAATATATAACCATAAAGGTGTCTAAGATGATTATTGAAAATACAGTTGTAAGAGCTGAAAGTAATGTAGGAAGTGTTGCTTGTAAGATTGAAGCCAATAGTGTAATGTTTGACTTACTATCAAGCCGTTTATATTCTAACAAACCATTGGCAGTTGTTCGGGAACTTTCAACAAATGCTTTGGATGCTCAAATTGAAGCTAGAATGGAACATATCCCATTCGAGGTACACTTACCAACTAGGTTAGAACCTTTCTTTTCAATTCGAGATTTTGGAGTGGGTATGAGTGAGGAAACTGTATTCGAGCTTTACTCAACTATGGGGAGTTCTTCCAAACGTGGCTCAAATGCCTTTAATGGAGCTTTAGGGGTAGGTTCAAAGTCTCCTTTTGCATATACTCAAGGTGGTGCGTTTACTTTGACTTCATTCCAATACGGTACTAAGTCAATCTATTCAGTATTCAGTGACGCGGGTGTTCCTTCTATTGCAAAGTTGGGTGAGTTTAAAACAGACGAACCAAATGGTGTTGAAGTTTCAGTGCCTATTCAAGTTCAAGATATTAATGACTTTTACCGTTCAGCAGTAAACGTTTATAGCCACTTTAGAGTAAAACCTAAGTGTAACCAAGATTTGGAGTACCCTGATTTTACAAAACCAATCTTCCAAGGCAAGAATTGGAAGATTTTTGAAGAATCGACTAATCCTGTTGTAGTTATGGCAAATGTTGCATACCCTATTGATTGTTCTACGTATTCCTTACCTAATCTTGAAATACAAGGATTAGTAGTTTCGGCAGAAACTGGTGAGGTTCAAATGTCAGGTAGCCGAGAAGGACTTTCATATACCAAAGAAACTTTAACCAACCTTAAAAAGTTCGAAACTGAAATTACTAAGGAGTTAACTGCCCAGTACCTAGAAATGACTAAAAATATAAAAGGTAACTTGATACAAATTGTTAATACAATCGGTAAAATGCCATATAGTGTTCGTTCAATTTTTTCAAACAGTGGGAACCACCCGATAGGTATTAAGTACCAAGGGTCATACCCTAAAATTGGTCTTGATGGATACCAATTAAAGTATACAAGTTGGAGGAGAGGACTCCGAAAAGATACATACGCCGCTACAAGTTTATTATCTGGTATAATTATTTTTGCAGATAACCAACAACTAACCAATAAAGTTCTTGGATTATACAAAGAACGAGATTTAGGTAAGATTGTGGCTATCCAGCCCGAGATTGCTGGTAAAAATAAGATAGAAAAAGAGGAACAAATTAAGTTTATACAAGAGTTTGCCGAAAATTGTGGGGTAACTATTGAACTTGCTAGTACCTTAGCAAAAAAGCATGGACTTGCGATAGATAAATCAAATGGGACAACTGGGGTATATACACCTATCACTGGGGCTACTTATTACCATAAAACGGGTGTTTTTACCCTCAATGATAATATACAAGTCAACGGGGATACAAAAACTAAATACCAAAACTGTGGTGGTTATAAACAATTTTCAACATCGAGAATTTTAAACACAGTTAAAACTGTACTTGCTGTAGATAAATCAAATAGTACGGCTGGTGTTTTTACCCTCAATGATAATATACAAGTCAATGGGGATACAAAAACTAAAATAATTTACATCCCTAAATATGGTACTGGTGACTATAATTTGGCTAACCGAAACTTTGATGGTTATGAACAATTTTCAACATCAAGAATTTTAAACACAATTAAAACCGTACTTGACCAAGTAAAGTATGATAAAGATTTGATTATTATTATTGTCAGTAAGACACAGAAATCCTTTACAAAGTTTGGAGAACATTATGAAGATTTTCTAAAACGGGAAATCGGCACTGTAACCATGGTGGGGGACGCTTTACTTAAAAAGTATCAACATGAATACCGCTCAAGATTGGTTGATTTGGTAAATATGAACTTACCGAAGGACTACATTAATGCTGTGAAAAGTTTGTTGGAATCTGGTGAGCAACTCACAAGAACCCCATACCTAGACCAAGGTAATATCGAAAAAAATCTTCCATTTTTAAAGGTGGTTAAGAAAGAATTTAAAGACCCTAAAATTGAGGAGGTTATGAAGAAGTACGATATGCTTAGTTGTGTTAATTCTACCCATAAATCTCAGGTGGAATCAATTGCCAAAATGATTGATTCTTGTTATAATACTAAAACAAAACAAGGAGTCTAAGATGGTACACTATATTATCTCACAAAATTCAATTACGGTGCTTTTGGATGGAATTCCAAAAGTTGTTGATACAACACATGTAAATTACACACAGGTGCTTGAAGCAATCAAACGTGGGGCAGACGAAGAAGAACTTCTAAATCTCATCAATATTTCTAAAGCTATTGAAGTATATTCTAATGGTACTGTTGAGGTCAAGGATGGTGTTGTGCTCTACAAAGGCAAGGAGCTACATAACTATGTGGTAGACAAGTTATTTGATTTAATGGAATCTGGGTTTAATATTAACCCTCTTATAAATTTCTTGAGCAATCTGATGGAGAACCCTTCGTACAGAGCTGTTAAGGAACTCTACCAGTTTTTGGAAAAAGGTGGAATCCCCATTACAGAAGACGGGCATTTTGTGGTTTATAAAAAAGTACGCCCAAACTACAAAGATATTTACACAGGTACTATTGATAATTCAGTAGGTGCGAAACCAAGTATGCCTCGTAATATGGTTAATGAGAACTCCCAAGTAACTTGTTCTGATGGGCTTCATGTTTGCAGTTATTCATACCTAAAACACTTCGGGTCATGTTCAGGGAATCGTATCATGGCTTGTAAGGTAAACCCACGAGATGTTGTATCAATTCCGGCTGACTACAATGATACTAAAATGCGGGTATGTGATTATGAAATAATTGAGGATGTCACTGATAAAGCAAGTAACTTTGATGTACTTCGTGATATTAAAGTTTATAAACAATCAAAAGTTGAAATCCCTAAAGAGGGTAAAGCAGTTATGTTGGTTACCAATGAGAAGGGTAAAAATGTAAAAGTAGTTTATGCCTCCGCCGCAGAAGCTGAAACAAAAACTGGTATCTTTGCCACAAACATTACAAAGGTTTGTAAAGGTATCCGTACAAAAGCAGGTGGGTGTACTTGGCAGTACGCTTAACAACTTAAAAGTTCCACATGGAACTTTTTAAAAATACTAAAGGGGTTTAAGATGAATATAGAACAGTCCGGACTAGTGCTTGAACTAATACTTGAGCAGATTAAAGACATGGAACCACATGACTTATTACAGGTGTTTTTATTAACAAAAAACTTACTATCAAAACATGGAATATACATAAAATAAAAGGATAAACTATGACTAAAGAGGGTTTATACAACGAATTTTATGATTCAGAATATGAAATAAAAGGATTTTTAGATAAATTCTTTGAATCAAATGTATGTATCCCTAAAGGAACTAATCGTCACCCGTATGCTGATGTATTGCATGAATGGGTAGAAGGCGTTGAAGTTGAAATGTGTAGTAATGATTGTTGGGACAATTTAAGAGATGTTTATGCTATACAAGTTAATGAATTATTAGGTCGTATCAAAGAATTAGAATCTGATAATAAAGAATTATCTAAAGATTTTACACATAGCAAATATGTTGATAAATACACAGATGAATCAAAGAGTTGTAATGGGGGTAAATATTCAGAATTAATAGCAAATTCACATACTTGTATAAATTGTAAACGCATTGCTATTGATTATTATGAACCGAAGGATAACGAATGAAAGTACTTTTATTACTACTTCCAGTTTTACTGTTGGCAAACCAAAATAACTGCAAAATACTTGATTGGCAGTTTGAATTTTATGTTGATTTAGTTTATGTAGACAACACATTAAGTTGTGAAAATGCTATAATGTCCCTATCAAAATTGGCAGATAAACAAAAATTTGGGTGCCCCATATCAAAAGAGGAGGACTTATATGCCATTTACACTTTAAAGAACATTCGTAAAGAATGTCCAGATATTAAAATAAATTAAAGGGGTTAATATGAAAAGGTCTGACATACTTGATAATAGTATAGGTAAGGGATTGTCGGGGGAAATCAACGAAATGAATAGATATATTGACTACCTCGAAAAATCTACAAAAGATTTGAAACTTGAGGTGTTGGAAAATTTAGAGGGAATAGAAGATTTAACTTATGAAAATGAGAGAATGACTAATTTCCTAAGGTTCCTTGGGTATACCCAAGAAGATATAGTTAATCGTGTTATAAGTGGAAAAGACCACCATTGGCACCTCGTAAAACAAAAGGATAAAAATTGAAATTTATAAACTTAACGGCACACTCGGTAGACTTATTACCACTTGGGGTAACAATCCCACATGCAAATAGTCCAGTAAAAGTTACACAACAGCAAAACTTAATAGGCATAGTTGATGGCGTACCAATCTATGAAATTGAATTTACAGATATTGCGGGTCTCCCTAAAGCAGAAGAGGGTGTTATGCTTATTGTGTCAGCACCAGTTCTCAATTACGTCAGAGAGAAACTGCCTCACCGTAAAGATGTTGTAGCTACCTTTAAAGCTATTAAAAATGAGTTTGGAAAAACCGTGGGGTGTTCAGCGCTTCGTGTAAATGGTTAAAGGGTCAAAATGATTGCAAACAAAGAGACTGGCTTATACGTAGCCGCTAGGTTTGATAATGGTACTTATATGGGAGTATTTGTAGTTGGACATCCGTACCTTGTATGGGGAAATTCGGATGACCCAATTTATAGAGAGCTTGAAATTTTAATAGCGGGCACAGTTTCTGTTTACTTAGATGGAAAACAAGAAAGTCTAGAAGACTTAAATACAAGCCCTAGAACATAATTTATACCCAAAGTAATATCAACACACTACGGTCTACGTAATCGTTGCTTCTAGGTACCTAGAAATGACGCTGAGGGGTATATACGAAATATAAAGGAGTTAAGATGAGAGCAAAGTTTTATTTTTATAGAAATTTACATACTGGAACGTTCAGTGTTCAACACAAAAACAAAGTTGTAGACCACCCAACTTGTTCAGTATGTTTCAGAGCAACCTTCAAAGTTTCTGAAAAACGTAGACAAGTTGTACTGGACACCAAAAGAAAAAACGTACACGCTAAGGTTGGGTGTGCTGGTTACGTACCATATCATAAGGGTGATTTCAAAATAATTGATGAAATTACTTATAATCCTTATACGCACCAACAGTTTCGTTTAACAAAACTTGGAACCCCCATCAAAGAGGCTACTTACGTTTTGTTGAAAGATAATAAAATGTACCTATTGGAACGTAGAGGCTCGGTACTAGGTATTAAGAATAATATAGGGTACTTTAACGATTAAAGTTAATGAAGGTGCTATGCGCTTGGCACAGGAATTACATAATACCAAAAAAGAGCTTAGACAAGTTAAGAAGGAATTAAAGGCTGTTAGAGGTTATATTGAACACCTTAAAAAAGAAAATGAAACACTTAACATAGTTTCGGTGGAACTTTTCAGGAGTCGCTTAAAATGTTTGGAGTCTCTAAATAGTTGTGTAGGGTGTATTTACCAAAGGATTGATGAAAAACAAGAATGGTGTGATAGAGTTGGTGACCCCTGTACTCGTAACTACAATTCAGAGGGTGCAGAGTTTGACTACTACACAGGAACAAGTGGTTGAAAATATATACTTACTTTATAGTATCTCTTATTATAGATATATTAAAACCTATTAGGTAAGTTAAGGTTCCTCAAAGGAGTAAACAAGTGATAGGTCTTGGGACAAGCCTCACGCCATCAATCAAACCCCCTAAAATAGGGCTTTGACAATTTTTAAGATTTGTGTTATAATTAGGCTCTAAAGGAGTAAACATGAAAGAAGTTATTGGAGAGCTTGTTTTAAAACAAGCTGATAGGTTTCATAAAATACTAGACCAAACAGGTATAGATATTTGTACTTGTGGTAACTGTGGTCACATAATAATGGTTGATACTAAGGAGGATGACTTAGAGAATATCCAGTGCCCGTTCTGTCATATCACAGATGATTTTTGTTACTTTCCTGATTTATATTGTTAGGAACTAAGATGAATATCATCTAAGAGTTGATTGGTATAATTGAAACAAAAAGTACGTGAGGTAAGTTGGAACTTATTAAAGTTCTTATAAAGTTATTAGCAAAACACCATAAAGGGTAAAAGATGGGAACGGATATTAATATAGTTATGAGGAAGAAAGTTACGGTTAACCATACAACCCAAGAAAAAGCTTGGGAATACTTTGAGTTACCTCCACATTTCCGAGAAAGAGACTATGATTTCTTTACGGTACTTGCAAGTGTCCGTAATGGGTATACAAGCTCTAAAGTTAGTGGGATTAATTCATTTGTGAAAGAACGAGGTCTCCCTAAAGATTTTGACTTTAGCCACTATACTGAAGATAGTGTGTATTTCCCTAATGGTGTTTGGGGGGGTTTACACGACTTCGGGTATCTAACTTTGGCGGAGTTAAGATTAAATTTTGAGCTTGCTCAACAAATCGTTAGGCGAGTAGGCTACTTTACCTTGGAGGAATATTCAAAATACCTTGATGGTGTTCCTCTTAATACCCTTGATTGGTGTGGGGTTATTGACGGTGATTTAGTAATAAAGCTAACTGATTCAGAAGTTTTTGGCAAAACTGTAAAACAAATTGAGAAGGAATACCCAAACAACCACGTTTATATTAAAATAAAATGGGAAGATGAACCTTTTTATACAAAGATACATAACCTTGAGTTGTACATGAGTTTTTATGAGGATTGTATGTCATTGGATGATGATATTCAAATTCTATTTGGGTTTGACTCCTAATGGAACCAGTTTCATGTAAAAATTGTAAATACAGTTTTACAAGGTATAATCAAAAGGGTGATGTAAAGTATAAAGTTTGTACAAATCAACACCCACAAACACCAATTATACTAATAGATTTAAATTATAGTTGTAGTGAATGGGAACAAAAAGTAAACAAAGGAGTTTAAAATGGCTTGGGGTATAACGAGCGTAATAAAAAAGTAAGGAGTAAATTATGAATAAATTAGAACAGCATTGGACAAAGTTTCTATTAATTATTATTTTGGCGGAGGCTTTATTTTGTTTATATTTGGTATTTAATGTTGTCATTATTAATGAGACTATTTTAGCCTATAACGATAAACAATCTAAAATTAAAAGTGAATTAGAGTTTTATAGAGAGGGTTACAGAGCTTACCAACTACAAGAGTATGATTTAATAAAAGCTGGTGCTACAAAAGAACAGGCTGTAGAATTAATAAAGGCTAGCAGCTTATTGGAGTGTGAATATGTGGGAAAGTAGAATTACTCGGAAAACTTACAAATTCCGAGTCTTCTTTCATTCATAGAAAACACGCACTCCCCTACGTAGTTGGGTTATGTGGGATTAATACTAGAGCTTGGGATTCTAAGGCTCTTCCCTTTAACCCCCACACTGACAAGGGTAATATTTACTCTATGGCTTATATATTAAACCACTATTTAAAAATATCTGAGGGTGAAATGTTTGAGGCTGTACATAGGTATAAAGGTTATTGTTCCGAAGGTAAAAAGTTTGCACGGAGTGTACTATGATTAGGTATATACTCTATTACATGGAATACTTATTATTACGGGTAAGTATATCCCATGTTTTTAAGAAAAAATACCCAGTTGTTAACTCTTTTTTATCAACTAGAAGTGCCGGGTGTTATATGAAATGTGGTTATGTTACTTACAGGGGAATACCTATATTTAGGGAAACTAATGTGGGTTTAATCTTTATGAATGTACCAAATACTATCTTAAAAAAAGTATTAAAAGATTTAAAAGAGTCTTGACTTTCTTTAAAATATTGTGTATAATTTTGACACCCTATAAAGGTGTCAGAAGGTATTGCAAAGGTTCTATATGGAACTTTTACGTTGCCTTCGACAAGCAACAGTGTTGACTCCCACTACAAGCAGTCTACTCTGGTCTAAGAGGATAATCATAGACGTTTCTAGGCAGACGAAATAGTGCTTACGCTTCCACTTCAGCGATACAAAGGTGTGCGTTAGGGTAGCCCCGTAGGAATCAAGCTAATTCCTTAATAGTTAATCAAGTTGTCGGACTTGGTGCCCCGAGGGAAGCAGGGGTAGTGGTGCATACCTAGCTTTTGATGGTGTAGTGAGTGGAAGATATGCTGTACATATAACCCACGGCCCAAATTCGTGCCTACACCACAAAGAGCTTTTAATCCCCTATTCAGCCTATGAAGTCGATTGGTAGGTTGATAGAGTATTAAGTCGATAGTTTGGAATCGAACCACAACCCTTATGGTTGGCTAATCACCATTAATCAATCTTCCTTGAATTTATGGGAGCACAGCTTAATACTTGAAAGTTTGGCATAAAGAATTCGGAAGTACTGTTTAGTAATAAATGGAGCTACAGTAAAATACAAGCTCAATTATCCGTGTCCCTGCTTGCACACACGGAATTCACCGTTGTAGCTCAATTGAATAGAGCACAGATTTCCTAAATCTGAGGTTGTGGGATTGTACCCCACCAATGGTACCAAAAAGAACTTCTAATGGAGCCTATAATTAAACTAACATGAGCTTATCTTGGTTTGTAGGTTCCACAAAAGTTTCAACCCCCCATTTGTAAGTCCTTCGTTTGTGACGTTGGCAGATAATACATAAGCGTCGGAAATATTTCGGTGGATGGGGAATAATTAAAGGTGTATAAAATGCAAGAAAGAAGAAAATGCAGGAAGTTTATACCTTGGGTATATTTTTGGTTACAAGTTATAGGAGTACTTGAGGGGGTCTTACTCGTTATGTACATTAATGCTGATTTCCTTATACTGTCCATAGTTCTGGCTTTAGTTGGTTTTACTATATTTGCTGACAAAACTACGCAAATTATTAACAGTAGGTGCCCGAGGAAGGTAGAATGACTACACAACAATTTGAGAAAGAAATAGACTTATTATACGCAAGTGGGTACAAGTCATTTAGAAATAATTCTAAAAACGGTGCAACCAGTATGGCATATCAGCGTAGGGTTAGCGACCCTATTAATGGCAGAACAAAGTACTTTATAACCATTTACGTTTATGATTATACTAAGTATAATCTTCCAGAAGATTATGGTATGGAAGTTAGTATTTGTTTTGATTCAAGAACTACTGAACCAGAAACTGTAAAGCCTACCTTTTGGGGTACTATTGGGTATACTACCCAAAAGGAAGTTGAAGAGCTTGTAGAAACCTTATGGGTTGCTTATGGTTCTTTTTATTATGACTATATTGAGGAGTAAAAATGAAAGATTTAGATTTGAAAAAAGTTACAAATAACTTTAGGGTGCATTATCTTAAATGGCCTTCAAGCAACCATAATATTTCTATGAGGTACTTTTTTACATTTCAAACCAATAAGGAACTTGAGGGTTGTTTTGTGTTAAAAAATCATGAAACAAAAGAGTATATTATTGTTAGTGAGGAACAGGCTAACTTTATAATTCAGTCGTTTTGTGAGCACCAACTCCAAGAAGTTTCAGGGTACTTAAAAAATAGTGGTATTTATATTAAAAATACTATGTTTAATGGGCAGTTGGTTCAAACACAAGAGAAAAACCATAAAAATATAAAACTGGAAGTTTTCAAAAAAGTTACACTAGACCTGTAACCTTGACTTTTTCTTAAGAATGTGATATAATTACACAAAATAACAGGAGATAACATGAATAACTTGAAAAAAGAACTAGAGAAAAAGTATGAGGCTACTTTCCAAGAAGTAGAGGGTGGGTTTATTGTTCCGGGTTTGTTGAGTGTTTTATGTGAAGAAAAGGAAAGTGTTCTTGAAGAGCGTGTTAAAGTATTTGAAAAACTTGCAACCGATGTTTGGGGAAATACAAAGATGTATCTAGCTCTTGATGATTCATGGATTGAATCCCAGAAAGATTCTGCTAAAGCATTTTTGAAAATCCAAAAGCAACTCGCACAACACATCAAAAAAGAGCCTACCCCAGAAGTATATGAGTCTGGTCATTATGATGGCTTTCATTATATTGTACTAAATGATTTCTTTACCGAATCTTGCAGCAAATGAAAAAAGAAAAGTTGTTACTGGGGTACCAACAACTACCCCAAAACTACTGTATGCAATTATCTTCTGCGTCCGAAGAAAAGTTGGTAGTACTTAATACAAAAATTAATGTACCCTTAAAGGGTGGGATAAACCATATTATGTATGTTGAGGGTACTGCACAACCAGTTTATTCTATGTTGTTAGAAACAAAAGAATTAAAAGATATGTGGGGGGTCAACTTTGCGGATTACTTTACTGCTCAGTTTGAGAAGTTAAATTATAATGTACTACAAAGACCTTTTGTGTTTATTTACAATGTAGGGTTGGAGCGCGCAGTAAACACTACGTTCTCCTCTAAACTACTGAGGGCATTAATTAAAGAGTTATATGATAAAGGTGCCTGGGTTATAATTGAATCCCATCTACCCTATCAAAAATTCTGTATGCAATACGAGTTAGATGTACCAAATAAAATTGTAATACCATTAAAGAAGCCTTCCTCGTTTCTTTAATGGGAATATAAAGGAGTTAAAATGATTATTAAAACTGGTAGATACGCAATACCAAAAACAGAAATTACACCACAGATTCTATCTAACTTAAAAAGTAAATTTAGTTACTGGAATCCCGACAAAGAGATTTTAAAACACTCTTATATTGTTACTAAGACCCACATTGAAGTTCCCCGTAACTACAAAAAACTGATTGTTATCTTTGGTAAAAACCTTGATATTAGTGACCAAACAACTTACCCAGACATTAAAAGTCCTTTTAAGTTATCTGATACGTTTTCTTTGAAAGACTCTCAAAAAGTTGCTATGGGTAATATGACGAAAGCCTTAGTAAACTCTAACGATAATTCAGCTATCTTAAAAGCCGAGCCTGGTTTTGGTAAGAGTTATACGCTACCTTATTTGGTAAAACAACTAAATACAAACACTTTAATTATTGTGGATAGAACAAATTTGGCAATACAAATGCAAGGTGAGTTCCTTAATAACTGTTCAGGAATTGACTTAACAATCCTTGGGGGGAAGAATAGAGAAGTAGCTTCAGTAACTATTACTACTTTTCAGTTTCTTATTAAGAACTTAGATTTTATCAAACAACATAAAGATTTCTTTGGGTTAGTAGTAGTAGACGAGGCTCATGTTGTTGGTAGTGATGTTTTTACTATTGTAGTAGGGGAATTTAATGCAAAATTCCGAATAGGGTTAAGTGCAACCCCCACACGCTCTGACCACATGACACCTTTACTGGAGGATGTTATGGGCACTATTAGGGTTGATGGGGTTGGTGATAATAACCTAAACGTACACCTCATCAATGTATGGAATGAGGATACTGCTTGGTTTGGGTACGGTAAGTCTTATAAAGAGGTTTATAGCAAGTTTATGACTAATGGTAAGGTAAGCCCGAAGATTTGTGAGATTACTAAAAATTTACTGAGGGTTGGTAGACGGGGTCTTTTATATACTACCGAGGTTTTAACCCAAGAGCACTATGAAAAAGTCTTTACAGAACTTGGGATTAGAGTGGGAGTTGTAAACCAAAAAACTAAACAGGAAGATAGGCAGAAGATATTTAGTATGATGGAGTCTGATGAAATTGATATAATAATCTCGGGTAGTATTTTACAAAAAGGTATTTCAATCAAACGGTTGGACTACATTATTAATTTATCGAACCTTACTAAAGAGGGGCATGAACAAGTTATAGGGCGATTACGGAGACACCATGAGTCTAAGAAGACCCCTTTGTTTATTGATATGTTATTTCAAGGTTCTATTTTTGATAAATGTTTAGAAAGGGTATCCCTCAGTTCAAAACTTGCTGAAAGGTTTGATGATAAATGCACTAGCACTCAATACGAGAAAATGATTGATAAATTACGAAATAGTTAATATATTGGTAATTAAGCGTAAAATCAGCAGTTAACTGTTAATATATTAACCATTAAAGGGGGTATATATGAAGTACTAGGGTAAGACCAATTAGATAGTAAAACAATATAAAAGGAAAAGAATGGAAGTTCAAATACCACTAGGTTCAAAACCAAAAGTTGTATTCAAAGATAATTCAAATGGTAAAAATGTTTATAGCATTTATATTTATGATGATATTGGATACCCAGATGAATATATTAAAGAGTTAAGAACCCTCGATAGTGCCCAGTCACATGACCTTGTTAATATTTATATTGGGTCTAATGGCGGGATGTTGGATACTACCATAGCACTGGTGGAGCATATTCGCAAGTGTAAGGCTCAAACAATAGCCTTAGTCAGTTTTGCTGCGTCTGCTGCAACTGTAATAGCCCTTGCTTGTGATGGTGTTTACATGTATCCACACTCGTACTTTATGACTCATAACTTTTCTACGGCGTCCTCTGGGAAAGGTGCAGAACTTAAAGCCCGTGCGTCATTTGATGATGAGTGGTCAAAAGCAATCTTTGAGGATTTGTATGCCGGGTTTATGACTGAACAAGAAATTATTTTAATGAGAGAAGATAAAGACTTTTGGTTACTACGAGACGATGTAAATAACCGTCTACGTACTATCGAAAAGTATGTAAACATTACATGAGGAATGTAGCCCTTGAATTCACCAATGGGCTACTAAATAAGAACTTTGATGGGTGCTCAGAGGACTGCAAAGCCCTTTTGAGTATTCAACAAGAACCTAAATTTAGTATCCCATATTCAAAAATAAATGTGGTAATAGAAAATCTCCCCCTAGTATATAAGGGTAAAGTGTCAATATTCTTAAATCATTATGATTATTTATCTAAAGTAAACATTGGGGAGAAAGAGTATGAAATGATTAATGTGCTACTAAGTAATTGCTCACAACAAGAAGCTATTGTATTTAGCGGTTTACTTTTACTAAAACCAGAACCAAGAACTTTTAACTTCAAAGAGTTCCATGTGGAACTTTCTAAAGTGTATGTTCAAGAGATTCCTAAGAACGCAAGTAGGTTGGTACTGGAGTTCAATAAACAAGGTATAAAAGAACTACGGGGTACCCTTAATAGAAATCTTGAGCAGGCAGTTAGTAAGTACTTTAAAGGGTATGAGGGAACTGTAGACTTCCTACAGACTCCCAAAAAGTTATTTATACATGACTTATGGGGAACCGAGAAGTCTACCGAACGTTTGTTGAAATTATCTAGGTTTACTGATATAAACTACATAGCAGTTATGACCCCATACTACTTTGAGCACACAAAGTACATTGATTATTTCCTAAAAAACACCCCGGTGTTGATAAAACCTTCTGTAGGTTTGTACACTGAAGTTTACAAAAAAGGATGAATATGGCAACTACAATTGACTCTATAGGCATTAGGGGGTTACGTTTAATACATTTCAGGCAACTGTACCAAGTGTTACTAGACTCCGAGGATGAAGGGTGTTACTATGGAGATAAAGCACAATTCTTTAAGAGACACCTTGAATTAAAAGATTGGTTAGCTTCTGTAATACACAGATTAGATGACCCTTCAGTAAAAATACCAAAAAGGAAGTGATATGAAGAAACATAAACATACACTAAAGTACTATAAGGAGCTTAAAGCTTACGAAAAGGATTTAAATAACTATCACACAAGGCTGAAAACCTGTGAGGAAATTATAGGGGATACCAAACCAGAAGATTATAATAGTCTTGAAAGTACTTTAGTTGACAGTTTGCACGTAACTCATAACAACCTACTAAGAAAAATCTACAGACTTAATAAGTTAAGACGAAGAATATTTAATAGTAAGGGGTGTGTAAAATGAATATTATAGAATGGGCTATTGAACTTAGAAGAATGGATACTGAGATTAAATCATTAAAAGAATGGGATAGTACGGCAGACCGTATGCAAACGTGTTATGATAACTGGCTTAACCTTAGACCAGAGAGGGAAGAAGTTCCAGAGTTAAAGGGTATTCCTGTACTAACCTTACGCAGTAAAGATTTATATATGTGCCAAGCTGTATACTATGCTAAGTGCGGTGATAAGTACGCAGTAGACTTTAATGGTACTCATACTATGTTAGTAGACTACATAGTACCAATTAAGCCACTTACTAAAAAAGAAGCTAAACAAAGAGTATCAGAAATGTTTGGTAACAATAATAAAGTAACCAGTCAACAAATTCGTGATATTATTGATTTGATTGAGTAGCCAATGGATTACAAATTTAGTGAAAATAAAACTGGTAGGTGTAGTTGTAGTATGGCCGATATTATGGTAGGTAATGCTTGTAGATACTGCAGACCTCAAGAGTATATTACTTTCCTTGAACAGCAGGTTGATTCTCTATATAGAACAATAGACCGCGTCCATTCAGGTGTTCCGCCTATAACACTAGCGGATGCTGTCGAGAGAATTAATAGTATCCGTTTAGATAAATCGGAGTTCTTTTTAAAAGCGTGGGTACAACAATTTAAGTTGATGCCGTCAGAAGCTATATTACATACTCAAGTTAAAGATGGTACAATATTAAATTGGGTAGAACCAAAGAACAAAGGAGAATAAATGGAAGTTTTTACATTAACCCCTCAAGCCAAACCTAAAGTAATGGTGTTACTACCACAAAATGTTTGTAATAAAGGGTCTGCTAATTTCTTGTTACAAAAAATTGTAGTCCCGTTGGGAATGGATATAAAGGACTTTGCCTTTGCTGGGGGATTCGTTCCTGAAAAAGGTAAACTAAAAAAGGCTGATTTCGATACTGAGTTAGTAGCCTTAAAAGAATATTGTGAAATGTATAGCATTAATATTATTGCTGTAGGTAACGCTGACTATTACCAAAATCTAACTGGTGATAAGAAAATGATGTTGAATATTGGAAGGGTAGTTGAGGGTCATAAAGATATGGTCAATTACCAAATTGTACCAATCCTTAATCCAGTAATTCTAAATATGTTCCCTGAACGTTTTAAGGAACTCAATAGAGGCTTATCAGTTATTAAAAATCTACTTTTAGGAGACTATACTGACCCAGTTGAGACCCTTGATTTAGATATGAACCTAATCTTAAAAGACCCTACTGAGGTCTACAACCACCTTAAGGCATGGATTGATGAACCAGAGTTATATGTGGACATCGAGACCACTGGTTTACGTTGGTATGCTGATAAGATGCTTACAATATCATTTGCTCGTAATGAGAAAGAAGCCTTCTGTGTAGCTTTACACCCTAAGTATCACTCAGAAGATACTTATCGAAAACTAGCAAAGACCTTGAAAGCGTTCTTTAGTCAGTATAAGGGGAAACTTGTAGGACACAACTGGATTGGGTTTGACCAAGCTTTTATTACCCATGAGATTATGAGAGGTAGTGACTTCGGTATTAGACAAGAGCCCTTGATTAATTTATTTAACCTTGAAGATTCTATGTTGCTTGTTTACGTTCTATTCAATAGTACAGAACGCCCTTCGTTGGGTCTTAAAGAACTAGTATTTTCCTTTATGGGTGAATATGATTCTGATATAGACCAAAAGAACCTATTCGGTGCTGATTTATATAAAGTAGCCACCTATAATAACTATGATGTTATTGCTACTTGTCGTATATGGAAGCAGTACCGAGAAGAGGTAAGTAAAGATGAGAATAAATCTCTTATACCTGTTTATGAAGAGATACGTGATATTGGTGTTACACTTCTAAAAATGAAGATGAATGGTCTACGTATTAAGAAAGATAAAGTGTCTGGTGCTATTGAGGAGCTTAATGAACTGGTTGCAGACAAGCTAGTAACATTCCGTGACCACCCTATCATTAGACAAGCAGAAGATTTCTTAGCGAAGCGTAGATTCAAAAAGTATAATGATGGGTTAAAAAATAAAAAGAAATGGGCAGATGTTAAAGATGAGTTCCTTGAGCCATTTAATCCAGGAAGCCCAAACCAAAAACAATTCTTATTCTTTGAGTTGATGAACTTACCTGTTATTAAGATTTCAAAGACCTCTAAGAAACCTTCAACGGATAAAGACGTTATTGCTGAGTGGTTAGAACTTGATATTACCAAAGAACAAGAGGAGCTTCTTAATTTACTGCGGGATATTATGGACGCTGATAAAGTAAACTCAACTTACTTGAAAGTGTTTAAAGAGAGTAGTGTTGAAGTTAAGCCAGGTCACTGGAAAGTGTTTGCTAACTTTAATCAAACTGGTACTGTATCAGGACGATTAAGCTCATCAGGTGGTTTGAATTTCCAAAATATGCCCTCTAATAGTAAGTACGGAGAGCTTATTAAAAAATTACTAATACCCGATGATGGTTTTGTAATTGGAGCAGTGGACTACGCGGCTTTGGAAGATAGACTAATTGCAGTGGAGGCAAATGACCCAATGAAACTAGCTGTATTTACTGATGGAATTGACGGTTAACTTATACCTTTGGTGAATACATTAAAAGGTATAGTCTACGATTATTAAGTAGATATGGCTGTCCTTCGTAGGGATACGAAGAAAATAAAGTTGGCTAATTCGGGGAACGGTAGAACACCCAATCCCGAGCTATCTGAAAGTAGTATGTTAGTATTAATAGAAAAAAATGTAGAATATCGTAATAATAAAAACGGCGAAAAAGTATGGTTATCTTTATATAAATGCGATTGTGGTAACTCGGTGACTACTAGGGAATCTGCAGTTAAAACAAATAGAATAACTAGATGTGTTAGATGTGGTAGGGATGCTTCCACACAAGTAGCCAAAGAAAAACGTAGTATTACTATTATAGAAGAGTTTAAGAGAGTACATGGAGATAGGTATGATTACTCTAAGGTCATTTTTATTAAAATGACAAGTAAGGTTGAGATTGTGTGTAAAGAGCATGGTTCCTTTTTTATGGAACCTAAAAGTCATTTACATCAAAAACAGAATTGCCCTACATGTGCTCAAAACCTTCGCAGTATTAAATTAAGAAAGTTTAATATTAATAGACCAGCAACACTATATTATATTTTCTTTGTGGGTTTAGGAATATATAAGTTGGGCGTTACTACCAAAATTAAGCAAAGGTTTAACGGTGAGGTAGAAAAACCAATTATACTATTTAGTAAATCTTATAACACAGAGCAAGAAGCCTACTACGTGGAGAGTTTGTTACTAAAACAATATTTTATGTTAATCGTACCCAAGTACACTAGCCTAGCAAGGGGTGGTAACACTGAGGTACTATCTAATGATATATTACCAACACTTTTAGAGAGTGTAGAGACTATCGAAAACACTAGTGGATTTAATACACTAGGAAGTGAGTAGAGTAGGCTACAAGTGTAGTCGAAACGCCAACCACCTAGACCAGGTGAAGATATAGTCCGATACCCTTAGGGATAGGGGAGATGTTTAACGAACATCATAACAAATTGCATAGCCTTAATGCCTGTGCGTATTTTAAAGGTGAATTAGAAGAACGTGGGTTACTCCTAGATGTTACTAATGCAAACTCAGTTAACAGAATTAAGAAAGAAGCTCCAGACCTTAGACAAAAAGGTAAATCAATTACGTTAAATTTAGGCGTCACTGCGTAGTAATACGTAGAAGAAAACTATACATATGCTGGAACACCTAAACAAGTGATGTTGTAGGCAATCAGCAGGTTAAGACTTTAACTTTTGCCTAAGTTAAAACTAGTTACGATTATAACAAAAGTAAGGAGTTTTAATATGGTAAGATTAATTAATGGATGTACCCATCACACTATAAATGTTGATGGGGAAGTTATTAACACAGAAACAGGCAAATCTAAGAGTATTTGGGTTAGTAAGATTGGGTACCCTTGTGTATCTATATCTGAACATGGGAGTAACAAGAATCTGTATATACATAGAATAGTGGCAGAAGCTTTTATACCAAACCCTGAGGGGAAGAAAACTGTTAATCATATAGACGGGGACAAAACAAATAACTTTATTAGTAATTTGGAGTGGGCTACCTTTAGTGAAAACATGGCTCACGCATATAGCAGTGGGCTACAACCCTATAGAAGAAAATATCAGTTAAGTGAGTATGAAGATATTCTAGTAAACAGATTTTTACTTGGAGAAACTTTAACTTCAATTAGTAATTCAACTAATCAGGGGTTAACACAACTTAGTTACCATCTTAGAGAAGCGGCAGAGCGTTTAGGTATTATTAAGGATTACGAGAATTCTTTAATTTCTCAAAAATTAGTAAGAGCCAAAAACGCAGGTATGAGCAAGAGACAAGATATCACGTTAAATATGATAGATAAGACAAATGGTAATATTATTAAAATTTTTAATAATATTACCGAGGCGGTACAATACTTAAAAGTAAAATCAGCTGGTCCCATATCTAATGTACTGAGTGGTAGACAAAAATCTGCTTATGGGTATTTCTGGGTTAAGTCTTAACCTCAACGACTATTCCGAAAGGAAGTAGGGGTAAGTACCCCGAAACGTATAGCCCCCGAAAGGGGTGAAGATATAGTCTGCTCTATATAGAAATATGTAGCCGCAAGTAATTTTGCGGGGTAGGAACTAACGAGCCTACCTGAACACCAGGTCGGATTGAACTACGGAAGTTCGGCGAAGAAAGTTGCTAGTCAGCTAGGAATACCTCTACAAGAAGGGCAAGAGATTTTTAATAACTACTGGGATTTATATGCCCCTACGAGGGAATATAATAAACTTGCAGTACAAGAGGCTTTGGGTGTAGGGTATGTTACCTCTAGGTTCTCTGGGTTACGCCTTAAATTAGCCTCTATTAACGCTAAGGATGAGTATGTACGTTCTAAAGAGGAGCGTGTAGCTAGTAACTTTAAGATACAATCGGGTAACTTCTTAACACTAAGAGGACTACATAAGTTCCAAAGTGAGATAGAAAAGCATAATAAGATTAATGAAGTATTAATAACTAATACTGTTCACGACTCTATTAAGTTTTACATTGAAGATACCGCAGAAACAGTAGCTTGGGTTAATACTACTTTGATTCCTATTTTGTGTGAGGACTACCGACCAGACCAGTTAATAAAACTTGAAGCTGAGTTAGACATTGGTTTGAATGAGAAAGAAGTACACACACTAAATAATAGTGCTTCAATTAGTGATATTGAAGAAGTGTTAAAAACTATTAAGGGGCTTTAAAGCCCCCTTTTAGTATTATTAGGTAAATTTAAAGGAGTATAAATGAACTTTGAAAGGTTAGTATTAATACGTTTATTGAGACATAAGGAAATTAAATTACTCCTATCACTAGACCAAAAAGTATTCCATAGAGGCAGCCACAAAGTAATCTTCAAGGCACTTAAAAGTTACTTCCATAAGTTTGGAAAAATCCCTGAAGTGTCTGTATTAGCCGAGGCTATGAAAATACAATTACCCGCAGATAAATCTGAAATGTACGTAGGCATGTTGGAGGGTTTTGAGCTTTATGATAAAGAGATTCCAAGTGCAGAAGAATTAAAAAAGAACTTGGCGGACGCCCATGTTATTACTTCGGTTGAACAGAATTTAGAGAAACTTGTAGAGGCTTCTAAAGAGCGTAATATAGCAGATGTACGTTTGCTATTAAATACACTTCAGACAGCCACAACATCATCCAATAAGACCCCTGCTAGTATTTTAGATATTACATATGAACCGTCTAAAATTAAAACAATAGACCCTTGGGATTCTGCAATGAGGAGTAATGGGCTGGAGTTTGGTGGCTTATCTTTAATATCAGCGGGTAGTGGACAAGGTAAGTCTATCTTTGCGTTACAGCAAGCTTTATACTCCTTTAAAGTAGATAATATACCTACATGTATATTAAATTTAGAACTTGGGGAGACTGAGTATATATCAAGAATGTATAGTCATGCTACTGGTCAGAACTTTTCAGATATTTATGGTAATACAGACCCAGTAGTAGTGGCGGGTGTAAATTCATGGAAACAAAAATATTTTTCTGGGGATGTTGCATTTAATATTAAGAGTATAAGGTATTCAGCAGATGAAATAGAAACAACCATTAGAGAGCAGGCAAGTATTGGTATTCAACTATTTGTACTTGATTACATTCAGTTAGTGGAGATGACTGGGGTTGGGGAAGATTGGAAACAACTTAGCCACCTAGTTAAGCTATTACATCAGTTAACGATGGAACTTTCAATAGTCATTTTGACACCTATACAAGTAAATATGACTGATGTAAAGTTGGAGGGTGATGAAATTACCGTATCCCCCAGGGGGTCAAAAGAACTCGAATTTTCGTCTACTTTGTTCTTACATTTGTATGCATCTAAAGAAGAGTACGCTGAAAAAGTTCTTAGGGTATTTACTATCAAAAGTAGAAATAGTGCTAAAGCTACTTACATACTTGGTACTGATTTCTCCCATATGCGGTTTAATTCTACTGATATTATTATGTAATGTATTCTAGACACATAATATCCTTTGTAAAAAGTTCTGTGTTGCCAGAGCTCAGTATAGGGCTTCCTTTATATAGGTAGTCTTTATACTTTTTAAGTAACCGCTGCTCTTCATTATAACAATCTAAACCACTTTTAAACTCCTTAATAAATACTATATTTATTAAGTTATGGTTTGTTGTGGTATACCTTTGTTTAACTGTTCTATTTGTAATACCTATTTTGTATAGTACAGTATCCCCAGAAGTAACTTTTAAGTAATATAAAGTAGCTGGGAGTGCCTTCTGAAACCCATTCTTTTGACAATTACTACAGCCCTTCCCCTGTAGGTGATTATTAGGCTGTTGTAAAAAACTACCACGTATTGGGCAAATTATCTCTACTTTATTAAGTTTAGGCATGGAAGTTCCTAATAAAAATTAGGCAAATTGAGGAAGAGTTCGCAAAGCTTCCTTAAAATACCTTTAGCGAACCCGAAGGTTAGCTCGAAGCTTTGCGAACTCGCTAAAAGTATGTTATAATATAACCGTAGTAAAGGAGACCGAATGTTAAAAGAAATAATTGAAGCAAAGATAAAAGGGCTTGGTAAACCTATTCAACCGTCTGGTAAGGGATTTATACTTACCACTTGTTTTAATCCAAACCACCAAGATAAGCACCCATCCTTTTCAGTAAACCTAGAAAACGGGTATGGAATTTGTTTTAGTTGTTCTTATAAGATAAATAAGAAGTTTTGGTTGTTTGATGTTGAAGATGAAGATATGGTAGATGACATTATGCGCCAATCTCTCTATAAGAAAGTGGAAGAAATCTTTTCTAAGACTGGGGAGAAAGAAAAAGTAAATGTTTTATTTCCCCCTCATTCAGAAAAGGAACTTCCAGAAGTTTGGAGGGGTCTTACAAAAGAAACCATGACTAAATATGGGTTATATTTCTGTGATTACGGCCATTTTGAAGACCGTATTATATTCCCTATGCCTGATTATGATGGAACACCTATAGCGTTTAACTCTAGGGCACTAGGGGAAATCAAGGATGGTATGCAGAAGTACAAGTATTCTAAAGGGTTAAATGTATATAGTTTAATATACCCACCTGTAGAACCTTATACCCCCTATATAGTACTTTGTGAGGGTGTTATGGACGCCCTGTCTTTAGTTCAAAGTGGTATTCCAGCAATCTTCAACTTTGGGGTTAATAACACCTTTGGGGCTGATAAAATATCACAGTTGTTAAAGCAAGGAGTTGAAACTATCTACTTGATGTTTGACCAAGATAAAGTAGGACAAGAGGCAGTTATAAAATATCTTCAGAGCGACCTTTCAGATTACTTTGAGATTAAACACGCCCGACTTTTAAAAGACTTAGTACCATTCTACACGAGTGATTGTAAAGACTATAATGAATTCATTAGTAAATAAACTTAAAGAAGCCTTTAACATATTAAGGAGAATTAAAATGTGAAAAACCTATCATATTATTTAGGAATGGATTGTAGTGTTCATGTTGATGTATTTGCGGGCTGGGGTACCGCTTACATATCTTGTTCAGACGGGGATTGTGTTATTGAGTTGGGGGTGTTATCACCAGACGATATACAAATTCTCTGGGGTAATGGTATAGAAGTATATGAGGAGGAAGATTGATGAAGGATTTTGAAACAAGCAGCGGCTGCACAGCGTTCTGGACAACATATAAAGGAAAGAGTCTAGATGACTTAAGTATTGAAGAGCTTACAGAAGCCTGGCAAGCTCTATGTGTAACACTACAGGGTATCCAATTTACCAAAGATGAATACGAAAATAATATTAGGTACTTAGTAGATGGCTTTGGTGAAATTACCTATTCTGACGATGAACCTTGTGAGTCTTGTGGTGACTATGTAATACAGAAAGGGTTATAAACTCTACCCTACCCAATACTCATAAATAGGAAGGCTTAATTGCTTTCCTATTACGTTCTCATAATTAATAATAAAAGTTAGTTCAGAATCACCCTTAATATCGCACTTGCATAATTTTATATTGAATGGATTCAAAGACCCCTCTGGTATCGTAATACCCTCCCCACAAAACTCTGCTATGTTATGAAATCTACTATAACAACTACTACATAACCCTTTGATATTTGTTTTAGTAACTGCACCGCAATGATTACATTGAAATAAGCCTTTTCCTTGAATATCAAATAACTTGGTACTTACCTTAATATTACCCAAAAATCTATCGGTTACTGTAATATACCTATTATCAAGTCCCCCCTCCACAAAGTCGTTAGATATATTTATAAAATGTTTAGTGCCCTCTACTGTAAGTAGTCCTATAGGTATGAATTCATCATCTAAAATAAAATCAGCAACCTTTACAGACCTATATTTAGTAATGAAGTTAATCTTTACAATTCCATTTGAGAATACTAATAAGTTATTTTCCTTAGCACCTCTAAGATGTTGTTCAAATACTTCTGAGGTACCTAATAATTTTGTTTGTGGGAATTTAACGTCAATGTAGTTTGATTTTATTTCTGGGAAGTACTTTTTGGTATCAAAAATGATACCCTCTAATTTTACTTCGGTATTTCCTTTATATAACTCCAGTATACTTCTGTATTCTAGACTGAAACAGATAGGTATAATGTGCTTACCGTATCTTCTATTCGCAACTTTACTATATAGAAAGATACACCCAAAACTGGCGTAGTGAAAATTATTCTTAAAGTACTCCCGTATAAGGTTATTACTAAGATTACTATGAATTGAGTTACCTTTCTTAATAATGTAGTATATTTTAGAACTCTTACGGCTACTTTTTGGTATAATAATCATATGTACTGGTAACTTAGCTTTTGATAAATCGAAATCTTTTTTAATACCCTCTAAATGTTCCTCAAAGTCACTTTCAAGTTTGCTGGGCAGTTTTATAAAAGACGCATATAAATCCTGCAATTCATACAATTTTGGGATATTATCTAACATAAAATCTCTACCAACATACCTTTGGAAGTGCCCTTTGAAGAGTCCGTAAATTATTTGCTGTTGCTCGGTACTTAATTTAACAAACTCGGACTTGGCCGCCTTTTCATCTGATAAGGTTAACCAATAACATACCCTAGCTAACCCCTCTAATAAACTAACATTTAAAGGGTTACGGGTAGGTCTTATTGATAAAGAAATATTGTAGGGGTTTTGTATCTCAAAGGAGGATAGAACTATTAAAAGCTCTGGGTAAAGCTCAAGAGCATTTTTAAAAGCCTCTTGAGCTTTGGAGGGGATGGATGTTTTAATTTGGGCTATTACTTTGTACTCATTCATAGTTACTCTCTTATATAGTCTTATACTATATAATCGTCTATTTGAAAGTAACTCTTCATGTGGTATAAGCAGGCATTTAGTATCTTTTTAAGTTTTATCCTACTCATTTTAACTCGTTCAGATATTTTTACAACCGAATTTTGGAGAATAAAATACTCATATAATACCCTCGTTTCTAGGTTAGTTAAAGTCCCTAAGTACCTATAGAATTCCTCAAAGTATTGTTGTTTAACTATTTCATCTTCAACAGTAAGAGAGAAAGTGTCCTCAAAGTCATTCTCGTCTAATCCTATAGAGGAAAAATTATAAACCTCTTTATTAACTACCGAAGAATTGGGGCGTACAGTAGCCCCACCTCTGGGTGAGTTTTTACCTATGTAGTCTTTAATAGCTCCACTTACCCTTAAATAAGCGTAGCCCATAAAGAAATTATTACGAGTCTCATCATACTTCTCACGCTCTTTGATATAAGCTAACATACCCTCTTGGACTAAATCATCCAACTCTACGTAGTAGTTACTTCGTAGAAAGTACTTATAAGCAATCTTCTGTACAAACTCATAATCATCTTTAGGTATATCCGCGGTCATTTAACATCCTTTTGTAAGCTGGTTATACCCTTTTCTTTTATGAAGGTAATAGTAGAATCAAAAAATTCTATAGGTATCTCATTGTGATGTGTTATTAAGTATACTGCTTTATCTTGACGAATAATCTCAAGAAACTTTTTAATCATCTCAATACCCTCCTCATCTAGCACTCCCAACATCTCATCAATAACTAAATAGTTACTAGAAAAACCAGTTACTTTTTCTAGAGTAAAAATTGTTGAAATTAACAACACAAGGGATACTCTGGTCTTTTCCCCAGCAGACAAATCATTGAACCCCTTCTCGATACCTCGGTCAAAAAATCTGTAAGATAACTTACCAGAAGATACGGACACATTTATAGTAATACCGAAGTCAGTTTTCTGCATAAGTTCTTTTAAAACTGATACAAATACCTTCCTAAACTTATTAAGGTATTCATTAACAAGTGCTCCATTTTTAATTAGGTTAATACACTGTTCTATAGCACCTAATTTTTTATCCAGGCTACCCATATCGGAATAAATACTAGCTATATCAGACTCTATTTCTTGTTTTTGAAACTTAATCTTTTCATACTGTGAATTTTGTTCTGATACTACTAGAATTTTTGATTTAACTTGATTTATTTTAGTAACTATAGAATTTTCATCATCCCTTAAGCTATCCTCAAAACCAGTTAATTTACCTTCTAACATTTTTAAATATTCAGATTTTTCTCGGAGTTCCTCCCGTAGCCCATCCATAGCTTTCTCTAAAGTAATAAGTTCGTCTAGGAAATGTAAGTCCATTCCCTCGGTATCAGACCCACACACGGGGCAAATTTTCTGAGATAAAAGTTCTTGCTGTTTTTGTAGGTGGTCAAACTGTACTTTTAGTCCAATACCCTCAGCGTTTAAGACTGCTTTCTCTTCCCTAAGTTTATAAGTCTGTTGAGACAACATCTTTACTTGTATGTGTCTTTTATCTTTAGTAAGGGATAGTAAAGACTCGGTCAAAATCTTAAGGTTACTCTCAAGCTCGTCAAGGTCTACTCTCTCAAAACCCGTCAATATAGATAAATTCTTCTCAGCACCTCTTAATCTAGCTATTAATAAGTTTCTAGTATTTTTAAGCTCCTTACGCTCATCTTTAAGTAAACCTTCAGCTTTATGTATAGTTTCCACATTAAAGAACTGGTAAAGAATATTATCCTTATTGGTGGTATCTAAAATAGCTTGTAAAGTACTTTGGCTTATGTAAGTTAAAGCAGAAAAGGTCTCGAAATCTAATCCAATAATATCTTTTATTTGTTTAAGCTGGTTTGCTATACCCTTTACTTGAATCTCTTTTGAGTTGCGCTCAATGGTTATTTTATTGTTGTTCCTATCGTTGGTAATCTTATAATCTGCGTCCCCTTCTTTACTAAATGTTATCTCTACACTATAGGGCTTTCCAGTCACAGAATTATTTACAGATTCAATAACACCTTTAGGGTTCTTAATATTCTTATTAAATAATCCTTGGTATATAGCAGAAAATATAGCAGTTTTACCAGCACCATTAGAAGCTACCGAGATAGTCTCTATGTCTTTATTTATTCCAACTATGTAATGTAAACCTTTTTGAAGGGATAACTCTACCTCCCCTATTGAGTAATAGTTAGATACTTTTAGTGTCTTAATTTCTAACATCTAACATTACCGCCTTTAAATATTTTTCTGTTTCTTCATCTAATACAAAGTCAGTGCTCTTTACCAACTTTATAATAGTATCAGTAATATCTTCTTCAATATGAGAGGAAAGCTCATCAACTAATTTCTCAAACTCCTCAGTATCCTCTACTTCAGTTGGTTTATAATCAAAAGAAGCTACTCGTGTGTCTTTCATCAAAGTGGAGGTAATTTTAGTACTAGGACTACCTTTTACCACCACTTTATACCTATTGTTTTCATCCAATCCTGATAAATCTATAGTATCCTCGGTAGTTTCTACTAAAATTTTAGAGGGTAGATGTAATCTCTCCCAAGTAAACTTAAATTCTACCCCAAAGTCTATTACGTATACGCCATAATCACGAGCTACCTCGTAGTGTATTCCATATGGGCTACTAGGATAGTAAACGTTATGGTAAGGACTGTACACATGATGAATATCACCAACAAAGCAGAAATCAAAAATATCTGAAACTTCCTTAACATCAATTTCCCCTTTAATAAAAGTTCCGTAATTTGCCCTAAAGTGGGAAAATAAAATATTTTTTCGTGATGAGCTTAGTTCTTTTTTATATTCCACAATTTGTTTACATTTGATATGTGACACAAAATATAAATCATACCCCTTAACAGATAACATAGTATTCTCTAGGTAAATAAATCCGACGTGGGGTAAATAGTCAAAAACTGTTTTAGTCTCAGACAAATTCTCATGGTTACCTGAAATCAAATATACAGTCTTATCTTTTAAATACCCAATACCAGTATAGAATGTATTTATTTCTTCTAAAGAGGGCTTAGGTAAATCAAAGATATCACCACCCAAAATAATTGTATCCGCGGTATGATTTGCTAGGTGTTTAAACAATGTTAAAAATCTTGATTGTTCCCACTCTTTATTTGAGCGTAAATTGAGGTGTATATCAGCCACAAACAAAGAGGTCATACGACCTCTTCTAAATAATCTAAAATATCACTACCACAGTTAAAACCTGGTAAGACAGAATCAGGAACTTTTATATTAAAAGCCTCCTCAATAGCGGTTATGGCACTTATCATATCTAAAGAATCCATTCTATAAGCAGATAAAGGAATGTAAACTGAAAAATCCTTAGGATTTTTATGTGCCACCTGTGCTATTAAAGAAATAGCTTGTTTACTTTGTTCAGTAGTCATAAGTTAATCTTTAAAATGCGATATCATCATCTGTATCTTCTTCCACAGCGGAGCTTGCTTGTGGGGTAGAGGCAGATGTAGAAGAACTTCCTTGTGCATTTGAGCTATCAATCCACTTGTTGAACGCCTTGATTGCTTCACTAACTTCTTTGATTGATTTTGGTACATCTGCCATACGGTCGGTAGCTGATACAAAATCAAAACACCAAGCTGGAGCAAAGTTAGTAGAAACTTTCTTAGACTTAATTTTAAACAAAGTAGTCAAATTCATAACTGCCCCGTTTGCTTCAAGCTGAGTATTCCATTGGTTATAGTTTGTACCGTGCAGATAATGTAGGTATGGTGCAAATGAACCATCCGCTTGTTTCACCATCATTAAAAGAATTTGGTTAAACACAACACGGTGATTTTGTGCTTTACGCTCTTCTACGGTTTGCCCTGTTTTTTTATCTCTCTGCGTTTTAGTAGAATAGTGGTCACTATAAAAAGGTGTCATAAACACATTAGAGTTTGTAGCGGTATCAAATTGACTACACTGGAATGTATGACTTACAATATAGAACTCAATCTCATTACCAAAATCAACACCCTCCTCTTTTACAGTAAGAGTTTTTTTATCCTCTACATAACCAGCAATAAAGTGTCCTTTTTTAATATTACAAGCATCTGTAATAGTGTCACTATAGTTCATTCCAATTTTTTTGAAGGGAGACCCTGCACCTGTTTCTGAAACATTTTTTGTCATTTCAACTGCAGTTGCTTCATCGAACCCCATTGCAATTAATTCTTCTTTAGAGTAAGCCATCGTGTATCCTTGTGTTTGGTATGTTTTTAGTTGGCAAGTTACCTAAGTAATTGTCTAACATGAAAATTATAGCAGAAAATAAAATGAATGTCAAGGTGTTTTTGAAAAAGAGCACAGAAAGTGCTCAAAATATAGTTAGGACTTATAACCATCCGAAGTTTTAATAGCAGTTTTTGAATTCCACACCCGTTGCATAGGCTTACCACAATGTTCACAAACTTGTTTATCTAAGTCTGCCATTCGGATGTGTAGAGTTTTTTCTACATTGTAGTCCAAGCACCCATAAAAGGTGCACTTGAAATCTACTACCATTAAGCGTCATCTAAGATTGGGTCATTAAAGTGTTCTCTAATTTTAATTGCTAAGTTAGTAACAGCTTTAACTAAGTTTTCAGGTCCCTCTTCATTTACCAAGTTATAATCAAAAGCCTCGTATGAGTCTAAAGCAACCTCAGACAGATGTGGGTCTTCTGCGTCATAAAATTCAGGCCGGGTAATGCGTACTTTAAAAGAACCTTCAATAATCTCTTCTGGGAATCGCCAGTCAGCTATGATAACATAAGTATCTTCCCCAAAGTCTTTTAAAGAATTTACCAAAATATTATACCAAACATTATCCCCAAAAATAGGTTTCATCGCCTCGGTACCAAAACGCTGAAGAATGTCCCTGTACTTAGGGTTCATATTTTTTTCGTGGTCTAATTCCTCTACCGTCATACCTAAAGTAATAGCTACAATAGCTTTAAGGGGGTCTGCGTAGTTTAACGTAGTAGAGTTAGGTAACATACCTGTCAGTATTTCTGCTACAGTACTTTTTCCTTTTCTTTTTTTACCAGAGAGTTGAATAACTCGTGCCATAAAATTCCTTTTATTTTAGTTTATAAATAGAGCGCTCTTGTGGGGTTAGGGTTAAACTAACCCCGTAATCCATTAAGAGTTCTAACACTAGATTATCGTAAGTATCTTTAGTAGAGACATGAAATTTTTGTAGAAACAAATCTTGCTCTTCCATAGACAAATCTTCAAACACCACTGGTTTAAACAGACTGTAATTAAGGGAACACATATCATCATAATTAACTCCCTCGGGTAGCTGCATACCCCGGAAACCCTTAACCAGATAATCCTCCTCTATTGTTGTTTTAATTTTATCAAAATCCTTGGGGGTTTGTTCATCATAAATCTTTTTAAAGGTTTTAATACCAAACTTAAAGATACCTTTAACATTCTCTTTATCAGACCCTGCGAAACATTGAACCCAAAAAATACCCAAAGGGTCTAGTTCGTATTCCTCCACACAATTCTTAGCACTAATAAAAGTATCTCTTGATACATGTAATATTCGTATATTATCTGCCACCAAAAAACTTGCCCAGTCTTTATCGGAAGTAACTAAAGTAATTTGGTGTTCTGTATCAGCAAATCTATGCGCAACAATAGAACCAATATCATCTGCCTCAATACCAGCTAAATCTAGAACTGTACCTAACTTATTTAACCATTGAATAGACTCCTTGTAGAATCTTTCAAATTCCTGCCTTCGTAGTTGTTCAGCAGGGGTTGCTTTCTTTTGCTGTTTAGTTCTATGTAGTTTATACTCAGGATAAATCTCCCGTCTTTTACTTGCACCCGTATCAACTGCAAAAATTAACTTCTTAGGATTAATTCTATGAGAAAGTAAGAGTTGCGAAAGTTTTGTAAAGATATGATTAAAAGGCTTATGTGCATGAAAGCTATATTCAAATGCACAAAGTCTGTAATCTATTACTACAATATCCATATCCGCTCCTTTAATATTTGTACAATAATATAGTAATTATCCTTAATTACAGCTTAAAAATATGCTTGTCCCAAGACCTATCACTTGTTTACTCCTTTGAGGAACCTTAACTTACTTATTATTATTATAAAGGGTATATTAAGAGTATAATAATTAATATATGAATTACTTTAATATATACTATATTATGTATTAACGTACTTAAAACTGCTTTAATACATAATATAGTATATATTAATTTTAAGCTAGATTGAAGTAATAATATCGTATTATACTACGATAATAATGAGGCACAAGGAGAATAATGTGAAGAGACTTTTACTAGAAAAACTTGATTCATACTTTAAAGTACAGTGTTCGCCTAATAAAGGTGACAATTATAAATTTTTAGTCCTTGAGGAAGCCTTAGAAGAAAACTTTTTAAGATTTGGTAATAAATTTTTTATCCCTGCAGTATCTATTGACATAGATTTTAAGTCAGATGTACTAAAAGTTATATCCGATAATAATCTACCAGAGCCTACTTTTATTGTTGAAACACAGAAGGGTACACATATTCACTGGTTCTTGGATAACCCTATTAAAACATCAAATATAAAACAATTAAATAAATTAAAACACATTATTCGTTATCTTCAGGGGTTGTTTGGGGCAGATATTAATGCAACTACCGGGGCCTCCGGGCGTATTTGGAGAAACCCACTAAAACACACATCAGTTTTTTCAGAAAAAGTAGTACGTTTTTCTGAATTTATTCTACCTGAATACGAGGTAGAGCTTAAAAAATCCGTAGGAGGAAGTAAATATGCTCAACAACTTTTTATTGACTTCAATAAAATTCCTGAGGGGGAACGTAATAGTACCTTATTCCAGTATGGAAGTGCTTTTGCATACACTACTGGCACTGTCAATATTACTAATGACCTATTGGCAAAAAATAGTATATTTAGTAAGCCACTAGGACACTCAGAGGTGCTTAAAATAGCACATTCTATCAATACTTTCATGGCTACTAAGTACCGTAAGGGTAATTATAAAACTTCTGAACGTACTATTCAGTTTAACCAAAGAGTTGCCCAACGTCAGGCTGATAAAAAGTTTGATGAATTGTACAATAAAGTATGTTCTAACCTTGCTCCTTTATACTCCGTTACTAAGATTACCTCCAGAAAAGCCGCAGAAATGTGGGGGATTAGTAAGAATACTTTTACAAAATACAAAAGTAAACTAATAGAAAAGCTTAAGAATATTAAGACACTTATTAAGGCTCCTTTAAAATTTATAGATGAAGCTTCTTTTAAGTTAACTGAACATAGTAAATATGCTTTTTCTATATTAACTATACCAAATGGAGGTTTTTTATTAAGTAATTATAATAAAGGCCCCACTTGAGTATAGTATTTATGTTAAGTGTTTAATAAAAATTTAAGGAAAACCCTTTGGAAAAGATTAAAGTCGTACTAGATACAAACATTCTACTGGATAATAGTGATATCCTAAATGACACTACCACTTATGACTTTGTACTACCTTATGTAGTTCTCAGAGAGCTTGATAAAAAGAAGTTTGACCAAAACTTAAATTACCCTGCCCGTACTGCAATTAAGAAAATTTGGGAATGTGTAAAAGACAAGTCCATTCAAATTGTAGACCTCCCTACTAACTTTACAACAAACGATGAGCTTATTGTTAAGTCTGCAAAAGACTCTGGTAGTAGTATTATTACTAATGATATTGGGGCAAGGGTTGTTGCGTTTGCACAGGACGTACCAGTTCTGGACTTTTCTGTTGGCACCGACTGGGATAAATCATACTTAGGTTATGTAGAATTTGATGTAGAACACATGTATTTTGCTCAAACTCTTATTCATAATAAATCTTCGTTTATGTATGATGAATTTATTGCTGAGATGGCTTTATATATGACACAAGAGGATGTATTGACTCACCTTGAGGAGAACCAATATCTAATAATCTACCCAAGTATTAGGTATGATGAAAAGTATGTATTATATCGACGTAGAGGGGACAAGGTAGAGCCTGTGAGCGTTTCTATTAAACGGGTAAGGGACTTAGGTCTACCTATTAGTTTTCTTCATCCTGAGCAGGCTGTAGCGTTCAATATGATATTTGATAGTGAGACTCCCCTGACTGTCGTACAAGGTAAAGTAGGAAGTGGAAAGTCTCTTATGTCAATTGCAGGTGCTTTGGCTAGAACTAGAGGTATTGCAAGTAGGACAAACGTGCTATATAATAAAGTTTATGTAACACGCCCCCCTATCCCTGTAGATAGAAATTTAGCCATAGGGTTTTTACCTGGTTCTATGGAGGCTAAAATGGGCAACTGGTTAGCAGGTTTCTTGACTAACCTAAAATTTCTGTTTGAGATTACAGAAGCTGATGTACTGAACGAACGTGCCAATGCTGTATTTGAAGAGTTCTTTAGTCCTATCAATTTGGAGAGTATTCAAGGCGCCTCTATTAATGGGGATATCCTTATTGTAGATGAATCTCAGCTACTTAGTACAACAGCACTCAAGCAGGTTATGAGTCGTATTGCAAGAGGCTCTAAGCTTATTTTGTTACTAGACCCAGAACAGACGTATGGTGCAAATACGGGACATGAGGGTTACAAAAAGTTACTACCTAATTGTAAAGGAAACCCTTTGATTTCTTTTATTAACCTACAACATATTCAAAGGTCTGATTTGACTAAGCTTGTTGACAAGATTTTCTCTTGAGTTTATTTATAGGAATAGATACTTCTAGTACCAATACTGCAATAGTGGTATTAGGCGCTAAAGGTGGTTTGTACAAACACTTAGTAATATCCCCAACGGTTCCAGATATTCGTACAAGGTGCTCCTACGTAGTTAGGGATTGTATGAAATTTATAGCAAACTTCAAGCCTACTGAAGTTGTAGTATGTATTGAAGCTCCAGCTTTTATGGCTAACGGTAAAGTTGTTGACCTTAGTATGCTAGTTGGTGGAGTTTACTATGGGTTGCTTCATAAAGGTTATGTGGTAACTTTAGTACCACCTTCAGCAAACAAAAAGTTCTTTACAGGAAATGGAAAAGCGTCTAAAGAGGATATGATAAATACCCTCCCTAAAGATGTTTTAGAAGAGTTTAAAGGCTATAAAAAGAAAGATGATTTGGCCGATGCATATGCCTTAGCTAAATACGCAGAAGGTTTGGTTAACGCCAACTGATTTTTTTATCATAGATAACATCAGAGTATGAGGTTGCAGTATCTGTAACCCGTACGAGTAGTGTGTGCATTACCCCCGCATACGCAGTGGTATCTGTATAAGGAATACGCAACTCAAATACACCATCGGTAAGATTTGGTGTAGCTATATAGGTGTTTGCTACTACCCCCTCTTTAGTTACCAGCTTTGCCGTACAACTCATAGTAGCTGGAATTACTCCACCATCAATAGCAAAATCCATAAAAATAGAAGAACCCGCATAAATAATTTCAGTTTGTTCAGTCATTTAATTTCTCACATTAAAGTAGATTTGTTTTGGTGTAGCACCAAATGATTCACTAATAACATTATCGTTTATAATGGGGGATTTATCAACCACCCCAAAGTCACTTTTTATAGTCCCTATACCAAACGGGGTTCTACCCAAAGAGGTTCCGAAAGGGCTGGTTTCAACTTTCATAGGAATTGGGATAGTTACCTCAACTATTTGAATCTGACCTCCACCCCCTATTGCAAATGAAAAAGCTGTCATTTATCAACCCCCTCCTTTTATATCAAGGTATTTAGAGCCATACCTTTGTGCGCCTATAGCGGCTAAGAAACCCAGTAATAATTCAACCGTAAGTCCTACTGAAAATACTTGGTATAAAAAAGCTACCGTACCCGCTACGTTGGCCATTAATACTGATACTTTGGTATGACTAAGGGTTCCAGTAGTATCACTAATTAGTTCTAAACATCTCCCAGAGCATACATTTATACGGTTCACGGAACTAATTCCATTCTATCTACAGTAGTTAGGGAGGATACCCCATATCTATCAAAACAAGCATAAGTTATACCATCAGTACCATCTTCATTAAGCATAATAATTGTATTGTTTGTATAATTTTTTCGAAACCCCCCAATACTGCGTTGGTAGACAGTGTTACCTTTTGGTACACTCCAAACTGTATTGGCAATATTAGTAATAGTATTACTATCAATAACAGAAGTACCACCATTTACTACGGTAATCATCCCAGCTGAGTTAGCAGAGCGTATAGATACTTGATTAACATTAGTTCTATCCCCTACGTTGTTGTTAGCCCCTACTAAATTTACTGCGTATTGACCATCCTCGAATGTTATAGTATAGGGAGGTAGTATTTCAATAACCTTAGCTAGGCTAACTCCCCCTACAGATACCTCGGGGTTGTGTTTGAATATATCTGGGTATATCATACCGTGCTCATCATCAAGTAAATCACCTAAGGACATCTTAAAGTTAGGGATATCTAATTCCCATATTTCAGTAGGGCTTGCTTGTACTAACAGCATATCAGTCTTGAATATATTAATGACTTTAGTTCCCCAATCAATAGTCATGATGTGCTTCCAGTCCCGTGAAATCTAGCTAACAACACACCATTTTGCTGTCGTAGAGTAGCCACTGTTTGTACAAGCTCTCCGTTAGCTTCTCGCATAGCTCGCACCTCATTCTCTAATCGCTCACACATAGCTCTCACACTCTTCAAACCTTCCGACATCGCCATGAAGTTTCTCTGATTTAACTCTTGATAAGCATCCATTACTATCCTTTATGCATCGGGGATCATTGATATATTCAATGACAACCCACTTGTACTATTTATAATCTCACTAATTGGAACTGTTTTGTAGAAGTTGGGGGTGGTTCCGAACCTAACTCTGCCCACTACTGGCTGATTTCCTGACAGCTCTACCGCACCAGTTACATTCCCATTGACATCAGTCAGTGTATTTAGAATTAGAGTACCCTGGGCTAATGGCCCACCAGCTCCTGCTACTAGGTATAGTCTAGCACCAGCCAGCGGACTTCCTGTATCTATATGCTTAACAGCAAACGACAAAGGGACAGTATCAAGTGGATATTGGTAATCTTGAGCTGTTGCTGAACTTGTTGTTTTAACATATACACTTGTGATAGCATTAGTGTTGCCAGTAATTGTAGTAATTTTAAGCCGTAACTTAAACCCTTTACTAGCATCAATCCCTGTGATATTACTCAATGCAGTTCCTAGTGTAGTAGGGGTGAAGTTATCCGTCGTCATTGCACTCCAACCTGCATTGTCATTTTTGTCAATAGCGTAGTTATAGTTGTATTTTGTGCTAGTACCACCAGCCATTATTAATGTGGTATTAACAAACCCTGTATGTCCTAGAGTATACTCTGGCATTTCAAACGTAACCGTGTGGTCTACATTTGGCATATACAAACCACCCGAGCTGGTGAATGATGAGCCGGTACCTAAAGTCACTTGGGCTGCAGTAATTGTTGAAGCCTCATTCATTAGGATGGCAATACGTCCTTCAGTTGTATTTATAAATGAGTCCATCCAATGAGTACCGTAAATCGATATCTGACTGTTCAATACACCGGTGCCACCCATGCCTTTACGCTTCATATTGATACAAGCCATAACATCTGTTGCATCTGCATAGTCACCAAACACATTCTCTTCTGTAATCTCATGACAAGAGTTGTTCCCTGTCATAATTCCAGTTCTAGTGTTGGACGCATAAACACGCTGTACCTTTACATTTGAGGTATTAGAGCTAATGACATAAATGAAAGCACAATTATTTGTTGTTCCTAAGTTTAAGGGTACTGTTCTCGTCCCGATGTTGCGCAACTTGATATTACTAGCTCCATATGTACTGGCTAATAACGAAGTATATGGATGACAATCAGTCACAGGTAACTTTAGCCCGTTAAACGTACAGTTCACACTATTAGCTGAGGTGTACCACACATGAGTTGGATAAGTAGTAGGAGTAGTCCCCGACACATTGTTTATATATGCCGTATTGTTGTAGACAATATCCTCACAAGTGCTGAGCATACTATACCCTTGAATAATCGTACAGTCGTTAAAAGTAGTATCTTTAATCCTAAGCCCGTATATAGAATACACTGATGAGTGCCCTTGACGGGTATTAGCCCTAAAAGCACACCTGTTAAATGTAAATCCTATAGTGTCTTGAATTACAGCTGTGTACGAACCAGAGGTTGCCAGTGATACACGAGTGAAAACACAATCGTTAAATACACCCCCGACATAGTTGTAGTACATAAACAAGCCCGATGTCACCAAGGCTGTATTTGGTTTATTACCAACACCAACATTACTCCACGTCATAGGAGTAGCCACCTCTTGAACATAGACTGAGTCTACAAACCCACTATTACTAACGTTACAGCTGTAAGCTTGTACTATACTGAGGTACCATGATGACTCACACTTGTCAATGTTTAGAACACCACCACCGGTAGTAGTGTAATCGTATCTTGTACCAGGTGTGGCATGGGGGATGCACACCTCATTTCTAGCGGATGTGGTATTGGTACAAAAGAAGATATTTCCGATAACTACTTCAAGATTAGCAACCGGAGTATACCCCATAGGGTCAGTGCCATTATGTCCAATCCTAATCAATCCAGTGTCATCTATCCAAACAACTTTACCGCGTTCAGCTTCAGTACCAATTGTAGTAGCAGTCCCAGCATTTGGATAGAACTCATAATCCTTTTGGCCTGATGTTTTTTCTATAAACACCCCACTAATAAATCGTTTAGTCCCGTGATTTGGAATTTGGATTGTTTGATTAGATGAGCCCGAAGTCGAACCTAAACTGAACCAAGCACCTGTTACATTAAATGTACCAAGTCTATTAGCAACAATACTCTTTGCGTCGTCACCCATAATCTCCAAGAAGCCAACTTTACTAGCCCCTGATGAATTGGCAGATACGTCCGTGATTGTCAATGCGCCTGAAGTGTACTCTACTTCATTCCATTGTTTAATTTGTATCCAACCAGTAGCTGGAATTGTTCCTGATACAACTGGCATATCAGTCATTGACGAATAAACACACATCAATTTGCCACTAGCTGAACCTTTGGTCACTGTAGAGCCAAGTGCTGGCAGTGTTCCGCTTCCATCTGTATACGCTATTAACCTGACTTTAGTACCATCAAATGTGCAATTCCCCCCAAGAGTAGCAGAGATGGTTACAGTTCCAAGGGATGTAGCAGCTGATGCAGAAGCATTACTTGCATTAAGGTCGAATCTTGAGTGCCCGTCAATTGTTAAGTTACCGCCATTGACATTGTATGTGTCCCCGCCAGCCTTTGATGTCAGTTCATCGAGATTTTTTGTATCGGTGATTGTAAAAGTTGCGATGTCACACCTCCCTCTTCAACTCTGTTAATTTATCATTTACTAGGAGTGTTATCTCTTCTGTAGTGGGCTCGCTGCTGAAGTACGCGTCCTCTATGATGTGTATGTCTTTAGTGTTATTGTAGTAGTCCATTACAACTTTCCATAAGTTGCCATCGAACACTGCTCCGTATATGTTATTTACTGTAATATCATCTTGTGCTTTTACGTATATAGTGTATTGGTCATATTCAGTTCTGTCTGGCGTATCTCTTAAGGTATCAGCTGCTGCTTGCGAAATGATCCCAAGGCTTTGTAGCATAGTTATGAGGCTACTGACTTCAGGTAAGCCCATATCAACGTTTGCTGTCCAATCTAATTTTTGTTTAGTCACTCCCAGCGCTGTTAGGGCGGGTTCAGTAACGCCGTACGCCTCTGGGTTCATCATGAACGCTGTGAAACTATCTGCGCTATCACCTAACGCGACTAGTAACTCACCTTTAGTTAGGTATTGCATATATTATCCTTTTGTATTTGGCCCCTCCAAGTAGGAGGGACGGATAGGCTTATACGTCTGGAGTACGGATAGCACTAATAGATCCGCCGAGAGCAACGGTATTTTCAAACGTTTTAATAGGCGACCCACCACCATCACGTACACGAGCAAATAATGTTCTAGGCGAATGATAAATGGTAGTAAATGTTACCGAAGTACCGTCTGCCAACTTATCAAGATACGAGATAAATACTTGGTTATCCAAAGCCGCTGTAGGAGCACCAGAACATCCTGTGAATGTCATTGTACTTGCAGCAACAGTAAACCCTGTATAGGTAACACGCTGATATACACCTGTATTATCTTTGACACGTAAAGTTCCTGCAGATGGTGTATCCATTGCTGACTGCGTACTGGTACCAGGAGTTTCCGTACCAACCTTAACGGTAATTGATGTTGCACCAGATGTAATACCTGCATTCAACAAGAACTGACCATCTTGAAGCGCACCTGCATTATCTGGACCAACAAGAACTCTATCCTCCGTACTAATCAAACCAGCGACTGTAGTTACACGATAGTCAGGTGGAGAGTACTGCGCATTCGTTAAGTCAAATACTTTGTCAGCAGCGGTCAAGTCAAGCTTTTCAATACCTATACCATACCCGCCCGATAAAGCTGTACCCGTTGAAGTTCCGGCAAATGGTTGCTTAATCAGTGCTGTACGCTCTGTAACGGTAACATTGACAGTAGCGGTAGCAGTGCTGACAGTACCAGTAATCACAACGTTATCAACAGGCGCAGTACCAGTTAGTAACTGAATCCACATTTTAGTAGGCGTAGTTGGTGAGGTTATAGCTAACATCTGCCCAGTACCACCAGTCCATGTAACACGCTCTACAGCTGCAAATGTACCAGTAGGTGTGTCAACAGTAATCTCGTGGGTAATACCACGGAATATCTCCGCATTTAATCCATACATTCTACCAGTAGACCCAACACGAGTAAGGTACTTCATTCTTTCAAAAAATTGGTTAATTGTGTATGAATCACGATTCCAATTAGTGTAGTAGAACTCGTTGACAGTATCATTATTAATATCAATTCCGTTATATCCCAAACCTAACTTATAAACAATTTCCCCACCGGTAGTTGCTTCCTCCAACCCCGGGGTGACTGTCAACGCATTGGTTGCAATATTAGTAATTTGGTACTCATGCGTCAATGACCCAATTGTAATGAAGTTACCTTTAGTAAATGCAGCACCCGACACAACATTGAGTGTAGTTGAACTAATAGCATTAGTACCATTTACGGTAGTTGTACTATCGGTTTTTGCATTTGTAATACTATCCCATGCCCCTACAGTTCCTGACGCAGTAGTGTTATTTCCATCTAGTGCATTAACCAATGCAAGAACGTTATTTCCTGAGGCAGTCGCGTTGATATTAAATTCAGCGTATGTCTTACCATACTCACGAGTGATACCTAGAATACGTCGGGCATCAATATCCACACCGGCTGTACGGGTCTTAACTAAGAAACGGTGTGAGATACCTTGAACTAAATCACGATTAAGACCGGTAAGTGTCGCACCAAAAGGTAGACTATTCCAGAAGTCATTTGCAACCAACGCACCATTTTGGATGAGCTGAATATCAATACCCTCATTACCATAGTTGACAATACCATCCCAGATATCAGCACCTAACGCTTGCTTAATTGTACCATCATAAAGATGTTCTGATGTTGCCTGATTGATATTATACGTACCAAGTAGATTGATAATGTTATCTGTATCACGGCCTGAAGGTGTTAAACCGGTAATGTCAAGTAAATCATCACCAGAAGCACTTGCGTCATCCGCTAAGTCTTGTAACCATCTATGCAACTCAATAACTGTTGCATACGAAGCACCGGTGATACCGTGTGCTGCACCAATGTACCTTATATCACCATTTGTAGATACTGTCCAGTCGGAGGCAATTAAAGCCATGTAAATCCTTTATTATTAACTAGTTTTTGATAACTACTCAATAATCGTATGGATTAACTAGCTGTGGATTTAGACTAACTCAAAATGTGGGGCGTCAAACATTTTCCAATCCCCGCCCCAAACTATTTTTACACCAATAGTATCGGCAGCTTTTTTAATAGCCTCGGAGTACTCATACCAAATTTTAGAGTCTTTCCAGTAACTTTGAAGGAACGGGTAAGGCATAATATCAACTGCTCTAGCGGGACTGAAGTTATGGTTTGATTTTTTAGTAGTACCGTCCATATATGTAACGACAGATTTCTTGCTAGTAATTACCCATTTTCCTTTTAGGAATGAACGACCTTTTTTAAATAACTCTAATTGTTCTTCTGGGGAGCGGTAACCAAACATAATTGAAAAATCAATATGTTTGATAGCTTCGTTCATAACCTTAACTAAGTCGGGGTGTACCTTTTGTAAACGTTGTTGTGAAGATGACCCAAAGGCTGGCATTATGAAATCCTTATTAATCCAGCTGTAGAGGTAGGAAGCGGAAATTCAACAATAAAATCGCCATCAACCGAGGATACATTCCCAGCAAAATCTAGCACTGCAACGGCTTTATTGGATTTTGTTGAGTTATATATCAGTGCCCCGGCAGCGGTTATTGTAGATACTGACCACACCGCGTCAGTGCTAAAATCTAAAATAGATACGCCCGAGTCTATAAGTGTATTAAACCCAACCAGTAGTTGCCCCCCGGCAGTATACCCCGTTCCAGAGGTCTCATCAGTAATTGAGTAACTTGTGGTAGTACTCCCCAAGTTAGCAGTGTCCAAGTATAAAGCTATGTAGTAATTGTCGGTAGCTACGTGGGTACCTTCATACAATTCTTTTAAGTAAGAGTCACAAACTGCAGCAACAATAGCCATTATTTATCCTTTAAAGTTAATTGGGCAACTGCTAGTTCAATTGCTAAATTTATTACAGAGTCTTTTACGTCCAGTCTAAGGTCTTTTAAAGATTCTTTAACTTTAGTCTTTTTCTCTTCCCCAGTGCTTTGGGTTGTGGCTAAATTAAATACAAGCTTAAAAATAACATCATAGGTATCCCTACCTAATAACATATTAATTAACCTAAGTATAATAAAATTTTTCATATATTTCCCTTTAGTATGACATTTGAAAGTGGGTAGGGTCTGGGTGTTTCCAAAAACCGCCCCACACATTATTTTCATTTAGAGTTTCCCAGTACTCACCTATTAAGGTCAACAAGTAAGTATCATAAGTCAAATCGTACTCACCATTATCGTTTTTAATAAAGAAGTTAAAGTCAATAGCTAGACGTTTAAGGTGCTTTGAAGTTTTTGTACGGGCTTTTTGCTTAGTGGGTACGAAATTAAGTGAGTCTCCATACTCCTCTACGGATAACCCGTGAAGATATAACAAATGTAATTCATAGGGCCTATAAGCTTCCCCTAAGGTTACCATAAAATTAGACCCCTCAATAAATGTTAAAAGTTTACTAATATTTTTAACAAATTCCCATTGGGTATATACTATATCCATCGTAGTTCCTTAAAATAATCTTCCAAGCCATTGCACGATTGCAGAAGCAACCACACCTACTATAGCAACCCCCACAAGTAACTTGGTTTGGATAATTGTAACTTTTTCTTGTACCACATGTAAGTCTGTTTTAATGATATCAAGCCCTTGGAGTTGTGCAGAAACATTTGTGAGTTTTTCTCTAGTATCCAACTGTTCTTTGCGTATATAATGAAGGTCTGATTTTATCTCATCTATTGTTTTAGTAAGATAAAATTTTAACTCATCCCAAGACCCAACTGACATGTTCACCCCTAAAATTTATATTTTTCTAAGATATCAAAAAAAGATGTATAAGTAGAGCAATTATTATTAACTGTGTTAGATAATATAACTAAATCTGTTATATCCCTCCCACTACCTACAGTTCCATACAATTCACCATCAACATAGAGTGGTTTCTTTTTTACCAGTAAGTGTAAGTCACTGCCCTTAACTTTCCCGTACTCCCAAAAAGAGCATTCTTTTAATGCTGTCAAAGTAATTGTGTCGGAGTCGGCACAAAGTTCCCCGAAAGTGTGGTTTTCTTCACCAAATCTTTCCTTAGCGGCCAGTGCTAAGGTGACATCATCTTTACCAATTGGGTCATGGTCTAGCAGTAGTCCATTTTTTATTGCATTATTTGCATAAATATATTTACCATCTAAATTCTTAGCCCATAACATGTCGGGAGAAACATCACCAATAGCTTCTACTAAGTTATGATAATATAATCGTTCTTGTTTATAAGTTTCCAACTCTATAATAATTGCATTTTCTATACCTACAACTTTATTATAAACGTTTATAAGATGTTCATTAATACCTATAAATTCATCATTTAAGTCAAACGGATTATATTTCGACCATAAACACTTTGTATAATTAAGTATTCTGATAAAAGTATTCATCCTATTAAGACATCGCTAAATTAATGTTAGTAATTAGAATCTCTGTAGAAGAAAGTACAAAATAACTAAAGGTATCTACAGCATTTGCCACAGTTGATAAAGTAGGCTCGGTTCCCCCGGGAAATAAGTAATAAGAACCCCAAGTAACTACCCTGGCCCCAGTAACATCTTGTTTGAATACCACTTTACCTGTTTGTCCTACTGAATGGTTGGTAGGATTATTGACTGCTATACTAGCCCCTAGAGTAATATAAAAGTTATCATATATATCCATATTGGAGGGGGATAGGTCCGAGGACATGGTAACCGAGTACATATTATTATGTTTATGATTTCCGGTAGCTACGGTAGTAGATGTTGTCCCAAATATAACAGAAAATACCCAGTTATTACTAATATCATTATAACTACAATCAATAGAAGTTGAGTTTACAAAAGAAGACCCCAGCAAATCTTGAATATTCTCTAAAGTAACTTTATCGTCCACATACTGTTTTGTAGCTGCCCCTAAGGGAGCAGATGGGTTTGCGGATAGGACTAGAAGCCCCGTCATAGTACTACCAGCTTTTGCTACGTACTTAGTATCACATTCAGTTTTACTATAAAGTTTCTCTATGTTAGCATTTACAATCAACCGCCAAGCAGTTGCCCCTATTTCGAGGGTCTCTAACCCATTAGCCAAAAGTGCCATTTAATTACCTCTTAGTATTATTGTTATAATCGTTTTATTTATAAAATATCACCACTAGACACTACGCTGGTAACTTTAACTGATTCAAAAGAACCAACAACAGTACTAATAGCCCAAGTTCCAGTTTGTGTCACTTGATAACTAATAAAAGTATCCGAGGTTTTTGGGATAATGGTTGTAACATAAACGTTGTCTTTATATATCTTAAAGGAACCCTCAACAACCCCCTCGTCATGCCCCGCTACTATAGTATCACAGTTTCTGTAGTTAGCACCAGCAAGTCTTACACAAGGAGACCACAATAAATTGGCGTACCCAACCATAGGGGTAACCCTCAAAGAGTTGGGAGGGTATGGGGTTTCCAAAGAATAATTATAAGTATACGTGCTTGAAATACTTGGGGAGGTCCCAACACTATTTTCCGCGTATACTGAAATAGTTGGGGTAATAGATACAATAGGTAGTGGACGTAGCTGATTAGCAGATACTGGGGTTACCCAGAATTCTTCGCCGATAGAGTGGGCAGTTTTAGACCCCATTGCGCCTCTAATTATTCCTTTAATCTCATATACACCAACATCAACTAAAATACAGGTTTTATACGATATTCCCTCATTCCCCCAATACGCGGTGTAAACATTCCGTTGTAAATCCGCAGATGTTCCGAGTATTTCCTGTAAAGACTCATAAGGGTCTGTAATGGTAATAATTAAGTCATAATCAACAGATTCATCAGAGTAATTCTGAATATTTATTACTTCCCCATACCCCCAAGATTGAAATGTTATTTGTGACTGATTAGGCTCTACCGCAACTAAATTTCTAATTACAGACCCTGGTGGATTGGTGTAATGGGTGGCAACGTATACCCCCCGGTAGGTACCACTCTCTGGGGTACAGTCAAAAAATTTCATCTTGTCGGGGGGCTGGTATAAGGAGAGTAGGGGAGGAAGCACCAGTGATACACTATTATGTATTGATACAACCTCCCCTACATGAAAGATGTCCTCAATCGCCTCTATAGTAAGGTATGGCTCCTTAGATGAATCACCAGTAACTTTTAAGACCCTAAATATTATAGACCCAGTACTTGTTAATGTCTCGTGATAAAACGAAAAGGTCTCCCCTATTTGTAAGTACATAGCGTCTAATATATTAATCTTGAACTTTATTGTAGCTAGTGGATAAGATAACTTTTTAAAATATAAACTCGCTAAGTACTCTAAAGCCTCATCTGTATTTACACAAGTAAAGTCTACCTCCATATTCTTTATAAACCCGGCAATAGTTAGATTAGCATAGTTAGTAAGTGTTAATGAATCTTTTTTGGGGACTCCAGTACCAGTAATATTAGCGTATTTAATAGTAAAAGTGTTTGGTAAGTTAGCTCTAGAGGGTCTTTCGAATTCTATCGAATTAGCGTTGTCAATAGATACCTCCAATAGGTCACTACTTATATAATCACTTCTAAATAACTTTATAGTATACTTTCCTATGTTAGTATTAAAATAAACAATTCCACTAGCATACCGAAGTATTTCATTAATCCAGTCCACCCCCTTCTTAGAAGAGGATAAGACTATATTAATACCAAGTTTCTCATTATATAAAGTTTCAGCAGCAGTACTGAAGGAGGTAGTATCTATTAAAGATGGATTTACTTTAAGTAGTGTTACTAAAATATCGTAAATAATATAAGCGGGGTTAGCTGTAGCTATATCGACCAATAACTCATTACCAACAACTCTTGCCCTTTGGCTAAGCCATCCAACACTACTTTGTAACTCCGCTAAGGGGATAGAACCAGTGCTACTAGAACTTTGTGTGTAAGAAAAAGAACTAATTACCTTAGTACCCATTATTTTACTATAGGTAGCATAATTAGGTAAAGAACTGGCAGATAATATCCCAGTTCGTTCTAGAAGTACTCCATAGGTAGGTACAGTACGTACATTATCCCCTATAAATGCTTGTTTAAATACCAAGTAACACACATTATGGTATGCTAATGCCTTGCCCGATTTCAACTCTAAATAAGGGTCTGATGTGGTCTGGGTACCGGAGTAGTAAGTAACGACGGCGTCAGCACCTAAAGAACCCCCCAGCTCTGATTTAATCCCCGTTGGTGTTGTAAACGTCTGCCCATTATTAGAAAGATTGAGACTGACTACATTATTCTCCTGAAGATAAAAGCCAAGTATGTGGTCGGTATAATCACAAAATGCATAAGCCATATCTAGAAAATAACTGTAACCGACTACCTGGCACCCACCACTCTTGCCCATTTTAAAATCCTTCTATGCACATTTTGTTATTGCTAATGATGTTAAATTACCATAATAGATGCAATTACCCTTTAAGTATACCGTACCATACACTTTTGGTACCGCCTTATAGGTATTATTCTCTGGTATTGAAAACTCATCTAAACCAGCCGGACTCATCGTAGGTACATCGGGGGTAGGGGCAAATAAGTAAGAAACAACCAAAAGAACAATGGTAAAAATTAAAAGCCATGGCATTAGATAGACTCCGTAACTGGATTTTTTGCGGGTATAACAGGGAATCCCCCATACCTAATAGAATTATTAAAATTACTCCCACAACCACTAAATGATTTATCACACCCTTTTATTAAATATATGGAAGATGGAATTATGAATAAAGGTGTATCAAATACAACCGTAGTTCCTACTTGACTGATTATGAAGGAAGTTTCCCCGGTATCGGTACCAACAACCCCGTATCGGTATGTATTATCTAGTATACCAGATATGCCAGGTACTGTAACAGAGCGTCTATCCTCAGCAAGCGTGAAGGTGGCTGTTACTATTTGGTTATCTGCTTTTTGGACCCCACACTCCGCTGAGTATAAATCAAAAGAACATAAAGTACCATAGGTTCTATATGGAACTTCACTATCAAAAAACGATTCCTTCTTCTGAAATTTTAAGTCAACAACCCCAGTGTCAATTTTATAAGTGAGTGATATTAAAATACCCGAAAACATTTCAAACCCTGAATCATAATCATATAAGGTTAGGCTCATATCTGAAGAGGGAGAAGCTGTAATATAGACTGAAAAAGGCTCTAAGTTTAAGGGGGCGGTTATTCTTATATCCGAATCTTGTAATTCTACTGTTATTTCGGTTCGGTTTATGGGTTTACCTACGTAAGGAGTCCCTAAAAATGTAACATCTACCCCAGAGGAATAATAGTAGGTATTGTTAAATAAGCTTACTTTGTATAAATCCACATTATTCCCTCAAGTAAATATTCTTAATAATTGATTATCGTTTGATAATTCTTTTATAGTAAAATCACAAGAGCTAAAGTTAATATCTTCCAACTCAAAAGATAGGGTATCTGTGTCTAATCTACAAAGGAACATTAACTGTATATTACATGAACCTACGTCACTAGGTATTGCGTCTGGTATTACTAGTTTTTCGTACTCAATGCCCCCCTCTAGAATTGGTTCTACCGAGTATACTGGAGTAATGAACTGTAACTCGGGTATGTATATTAATCTTTGGGTATACTCGTGAGCTATGGTTGAAAAATTCTTTAATATAGTTATATACAAATCCCCAGCTTCTGGTAATGACTTTAAAATAAAATCTGACGCATTAGAAGGAAATAAGAACGACTTATATTTACCTCGGGTAGATACAAACCAATACTTTACCGTAAGCCTATCGTAAACATTATCTTGTTTTAAGGTAACTTTAAATGTCCTACCAGGTTTTTTTAATTTATTTAGTACCCTATTTTGGTATAGTTCCCCTATAATATTGTACTCATTCCGTAGTTGTACATCTACAGAGTCATAGATAGTAAAAGGAAATATTGTACGACCATACACAGGTAATTGAGTATCCGGAATATTAACAAAAACTGAATTAGTTGGGGCTTTCCATGTAATATTGTAACCCGTAGTTCCTAAGTACTTAAATCTAATAGAGGCAATACCATTATACATAAGTATTGTAATCTCACCATTACCTTCAAATGAAGACAACACTAAGTCTTCGTTTACGTAAAGCTGGTAGCTCCCGGATGTGGCTGTTACCTTAAGTGTATAATACCCAGACTCCACGATAGATATGTCAGCCTCAAAAGTAACAAAAGAAGATGTTGGAGTTAAATAAATGTCAGATATAGTTTCCCCTAAATACTCTAAGTATGCGCCCATAATATATTTAGACGGTATCTTATACTGTGCCTCTGCATTGTTAAATAGTGCATTAGAGGTGGGGGCAATAAAACCAGTAGCGTCGTAATGGTCTACGTATATTCTTTTCATAATTCCACCAATGACATTTTTATTTTACTTGAGGTACTTACACTATAATTATAGGCAGCTGAGGTATTAGGGGTACCAACTATTAAAGGTACTACATAAGCCCCCGCGGGTGCAGATGTATTTTTGGTCAATTCTAAACTACCTATAGATATATTCTGAATACGCATCAATATAACAGTAAACTCGTCTAAGTATACACCACAATAACTATCTACAGAAAATACACCTGTGTAAGTATCACACAATAACACATTAGTATTAATGGCCTCGGTAGTTAGGGTTGTAGCAAATGCCCACAAAGGTTGATACATAATAGAGCCTATCCCCGTATATAAATTGTTTAATACAAACCCAGTCTCCCTAACATTAGTTGTAGTGATAGAGTAATCAATAGCCACTTTAGGGGTACTTAGTGTAGTTTGGCGGGTCTCTCTTCCGGAGGTTGATTCAAATATATTTGTCTTGAAGGTATAAGATTCTTTATAAGAATCTCTATCAGGAAACATAGAGTACACCACGGTTGGTTGTCTGGTTATATTTACAAATACATTGATAGTAACTTTATCAAAGTATATAGGGCACCACGCAGCTATTTCCTCCAACCCTACCATTAGTTTTGCGGTAATAATTAGGTATACAGTAGTATTTGGGGGTATTACCTGCCCTATATCTACTCCTGATATTACACACCCAAATTCTGTAGGTACCGTGTGGGACGTTAGAATTATATTATCTAGTCTATTATTTTCTATTGCTAAAATTATAGTCTTATCCGCTGTTATAACCCCAAAATTTACTTCTCTGTTGCTTGCTTGTGTAACTACCTCATAAGGTGTTTCACTGTTGGTTGATTCATTATAGGAGTTGGGGCCAAAATACTTAGGTAATGCGTCTTGTAAATCATCGATAAAAAACCCAATTCTATTGGTAGGGGTGGGGGTATACAAAGTACCATGTGAGGATATAACCCCAATAAACATTTCATCATTTACATAATTAAACTGGGTGTAGTTACTGGCAGGGATAATATATAGGTAGGAGGCGTCCCTCAGATTATAAACCCTAGGGAAGCCTATATTAGATTGTACGGACGTACCTAGTATAGGTACTGTACTATCTTTTTTAAAGTGTGCAAAAACTGTACCAATATTAGATTGTACGGACGTACCTATAATAGGTACTGTACTATCTTTTTTAAAGTGTGCAAAAACTGTACCAATATTAGAAGTGGCAGACAGTCCTAGTGGTTGAGCTAATCCATCAGCCATAATTTACCTTTAGTACTCTACTGCATATCTATTATTTGTATCCTTAAAGAACGTGGCAAACTTCTTGGTTCCCTGTCTTATTGTCATATTTTGTAGGGGTGTAGCTTTATAAAATTTATATAAGTTTCTAACAAAACCTAGTGGTTTGTACTCCCCGTTGTTATTAAGGGTTAGGTTAACCCCCGCCACATATGGGGTAAATGACACATTACCTGAGAATAGATTAATATTTGTGGTGGTAAAATTAACAGGCGTTACCATATCACTATACCCCTGTTTAGTAGTTACTGAAGTAGTAATGGAGGAACCATAATAATTCCCGTCATAATATAAGTAAAATGGTGAGGAGGAATATTGAGACCCCAGCGATATTTGTCCTCCAGTGAAAGGCACCGCTTTATCTAAAGAGCCACCATAAAGAAATTCATTTCTATTGAACGCAGCCTCGTTAACATTAGTTGCTGCATACCTCGAAGTCCAGTTACTAAATACATTAAAAAAGAAATAGTTTTGGTCCCCGGAAAAGTATAGGTCTACTGGGGTATAAGCAAAGTGCTGAAACAGATAATCTATACGGTGGTAGTCATACACAGAGTTGTCCGCCGCAGATACTGTACCAGGCTGTATATTAACTGCTAATGCTGTATCAAACCCCCTGTTTGTGTACATATAAAGATACCCATTCGTCCAGTCATGGTAGAATGAATAATATAAACTTTCACCGTTTGTAGCAATACTATGCACATAAAGTTCTGTGCTCATTGGAGGTAAGGCTATCGGAGTACCCAACGTGAAGGAGGTTGCCCCAAACAACCACCCAGAAACATTTGAACTGGTGTTGTCTGTATAGGTATCATATACTAGTAATTTCTTACTGGTGTTTACATCATTAAATGTAATATTACGAGTATTGTGGTCAGAGTTAATTGTAATTGATACACCAGAGTCGTCCTGACTAGAATTAAGCTCTAACCCCCCTACCCGCATACTAACTAGCTCCGCAGTTAGTGAGGCTTGCCAAAATATACCCATATTTCCTTGTAAATTTTTTCGAAATTTGGATATCGCTAGCCTGTATGGGTAGGTGGGTAACATATCAAACGAGGTAGTGAGGTAGCTATATCCAGGAAAAGTAAAATTGGTATAGTCATAATTTGTACAAGAGTACCGGAACCCTACTGCTGTACTCTTCCACCCATAATGTTCAAATACTCCCAACGCTCCATTACTTATATGTGTACCGGAGTATAAGGTATTACTATAAGTGCCTGTACCTATTAAGGGTATTCTCCCAATCCTAATTGTACGAAAGGGGTAGATAGACCCTTGCCCATTATCATATCGCGTAATTCCGGTAGCAACTTTATCTACAACCCAACCAGCGGATGTAAATTGAGTAGCTAACCAATCAATTATAGTAGGGGTTACCCCCTCAACTCCGTAATAAACATCTTTTTCAATTTTAGTATACATTCTTGACTACTCCAATCTAATTGCAAAACGAACACCGCTGACGGCAGTACCGTCAGCATCATCTACTACGACATAATCAATAGCATTAATGGTTATTACATCTTCTGGGTTTGTTTGTGCGGATGACACCGCGTATATACCATTTGCTACCCCATATAAATTAGTAGTGTCGTATAAGGATATATTGTTTAAAAATACAGAATTAGATATAGAAACGAAGGAGGAAAGCGTTGTTGTGATTGCCCCAACACTCGGTGTTATATAAGTACTACCTATTTTAAATCGTAGGTTAGTATTATATAATAAACCATTTCTAAACGCGGTCGTATTAAGCGTAGTCCATAAATATGTAGAGGTTGTGGTGTTACCAGCAATAGCCATACTCTGCCCATCAGAACCTACACTACTAATTCTACCTATATACCCAATTTGGTATAGTGGTGTTGTACGGTTAGCTGAAATATTGTGTAGTTTTGTCGCTATGATTAATCTATCGTTTTTAGCGGTAACCCAATACTTTTTAAGAACTGTGCTTGTTGGGTGGACTCCAGCTATATACATAGAGGTGCTAGGTAGGGTAATATAAGAAGCCATTCGTTTTATTTCCCCAAAAGAAATACTAGAATCCCACCCATACTGCATTGTTTTAAGTTCAATGTTATTGTTTAAATTAGCTAGAATACTAAAAGTGGTCTGTGCCCCAGTAGCCGTAGTCTTATTATAATACCCTCCCATTTGTGTATAAATATTTTCCGTATACTTTTCAAAAATCCTTGAGTCTGTACTAGGAATACTAACTGGGCTATTATAAATAGATAGTACTTCAGCAGGAGATAATACAGTGTTCCAAACTATTGCTTCATCTATTGTAACAGAGTGGGAGGGTCTAAATCCCCAAATGGCCCCAAATAAGTCTGTATGTCGGAAAGTGTGTGTCAAATCTCCATCAAATGGTACTTCCTGCCCATTTAAGTACGCTCGCATAAGAGAGTTCGTAGTATCAATAGTAATAGTAAGGTGCATCCAGGATTTACCTGTCATATCCCCGCTTAAGTCAAAACATTCCAAGAGCGGTAATATAGATATATGGTGCCCAAAAACCACAGGACCCGTTTTCCTAAAGGCTAAACCAACACCAATCCGTAATCTAACCGAAGTGCTGGTTATCCCACTGTACGCCGGGTATATAGCCGGCTCCACACACCCAAAAGCTTGGTTAACATGTAAGGAATTACCATTAGTACTAACATCTGCCCCAGTACCCCATGCGTGGTCCATCTCATTATAATTAGCCATATTAAACCACATGGAATATGAGAAGTTGGTTGGGTACTCTGCAAAGTATTGTGAGGTTGTTACAACACTACTAGAGTACTCAGAATGCTTTAGTGAATTACGGTGGGATAGATACATCCCAATAGTATCAGCATACTTACCCTCTACAGCTATAGCATTACCATTAAAAGTAATACCTCGGCTTGTCTTTATAGAGTTTATAAGACCATCACTAATTTTCTCCCACCCGTCCTCTACTAAGACATCGTGGATATCATTAAACATTTCTTGGGTGTTTTTATTAATCCCTATTCGGTAAGCCACTTATATGTCCTTTAGCGTTTAATAGAATTATTAATTATCTGTCTTCCCTCTCTAGAAGAAAGGTACTGTTCAACAATAGAAGGGTCTATGGAATTAACTACCACTACCTCAGAAGGTTGGGTAGGAGCACTTACCCCCACTCCTTTAGAAGACCCTTGAATTGCTTTCATGTCGTTTCTAGATAGCACGTATTCCCCAGTCTGTAAAACAGCAGGAACTTCGTCGCTTCTAAGACCTGCTCTATTATCGTTAGCTACGTACCCCCCTGTGTGAAAGGTTTGTGCCTTTATTTGGGCAACTTGTTGCATACCAGCCGCAATAGCACCTGCAGCCGCCACAGGGGCTAGGTATGGACCAACATATGGGATACCTACGGTACTCGCATAAGCTGCTTGTGCAGCTTCGTATGTTTTTATTACAGTAGTGGCAACAGACAGTGCTTGCATAGTTTTAAAGGCTGCTTTTGACTTATTACCTGAAAGCGTATAGTATGTTTGGGCGATATTTTGCATACTATCAAACATTTGTTGAGTTTGCCCTAAGCGTAGTCCAAAAGAGGCGGCCTCTATAGTGTCTACCCTTTTCCTCTCATTAACTATTAGGTCAGCTTTGGCTCTCTCCATTTCTATTATTCTAGCGTCTATGGACGCACGTTGTTGTAACATTAGCTCATCTTGTGCGGCTTTTATTGCCATCTGCTCTTCTGGATTATACATAGTGCTTCCATCAGCATTTTGTTGCCCAGCATTTATATCTAAACCAGATTGGTTATACGCAGACTCATTTGTATATCGCTCGTCTATAGTAGACATTCTTTGTTGTATGGTGTTTGCTACCGCGTCAAAATCTTTATTGATAGTTTCTATTAGGGCTTTTCCAGCATTAGCCCCTTGTCTACCAGCCTCAATACCCTTTTGGTTAGCTAACCAAGGAGTGGTTTGTACGTTAGGGTTAAATTCATCATATCCCATCCCATACTTCTCATCTAGTGCTTTTGTATCCCTGCCGTACTGAATATCTTGCCTATTAATTTCCATACCATAAGGGTCTAAACTACCAGCTTTTTGGGAGTTAGCTACGCGTAATAACCTTTCTTGGTTTTTTGCTTGATAGTTATTTTCGTTAGCGAAATCCTGGTATTCCCTGTTAATTTGTCTTAGTAAGTTGAGTTCTGTGGTTTGTGCATTAACAGAACTTACAGTATTCTTTAGAATATTTTCCCGGTGTTTATCAATAACCCCTGACGTAGTCGCTATATCCCCATCAATCCTAGCAAGATTTTTTGTTAACGCCTCTTCCTCTTTTTTATCGCCTGCATTATTTGCATTGTGGTACGCAATTTTATCTAAATGCTCTGCACGGAGTCTTGTAAGACCTTCTAACCTAGTTTCAGATGTTTTTAGTGATTCAGTCTCACGTAAAATTTGTTCTGATAATTTTGCACTCTCTGCCATATTAGAGACGGTGTTATTTAATACTCTATCATATTCTTCTTGAGACTGCAAAAGATTTAACGATAGTGCACTTACATTTTCTAAATGTTTTTGTTGTTGGTCATTTAGTTTATTGTTTAGTCCTTTTGTCTGTTCGGTAGTATCTAATTTACCGATAGCTTGTACTTCAGTAAAAGTTTTTTTAAGATTTTTAATATCCTCTGAATACTTAACAAATTTCTTCATAGCTGCAATGACACCATTATAAGGACTTGCCTCAGACTCGGTCATACTAGCAGTGGCTGCATTTATCTCTTTAGTTATCTTACCAATAACCTCCTGAGCCTCTAGGGGGTCTTTAGTTTTACTAATTTTAATACGAAAATCTTCAGCAAATTCCTTAGCACCAGTAGGGGTAAAATCAATTAATTTTTGTAAAGATACCGCCCTGCTAGACTCAATCTTACCAATAGTATTGGTTATTTTATTTAATAATACACCAGAGTCTTTAGTAATATTTTGGTTATTAGTAAAGTTTTCTTTAAGTATTGACGCATACTTTTCAATACTTTGTAAGAATTCATCACTTATCATACTGACAAGCCCACTGGATGACTTTATAACAGTATTTGGGTCTTGTATTAATGGTAAGTTATTTAAAGATGGGGCAGTAGCTGACGCACCTTTTTTACTCGTAGCATAAGTATTTGTAAGTGGGTTATAATTTTCGTAGTTTTGTAATTTACCACCTTTTGGTTGATACCCCCTAGCAAAAGATGTACCTTGTCCTTTTTCATCCAACCCCATGTGAAGTACATACCTACCTGATTGTACTTTTTCTAAAATAACCTGGCCAATACCAGTAAAAAGCTCTCTGTGGGACGCAATATACCTCATAGCCTCTAACCCAGCGGCCTCGGTAATCTCTTTTTCTTTCCCTTGGATATCTACAGCCGCCCCTTTAAGATGTTGGCTATTGGCGTTACCGGGTCTAGAATCATAAGCACTGGTTACGTCGTAATTTTTTCCAGTACCAGCCGATATATTAGCTAAATACCCAGACATCTTAATTAGGTTGTCTCTAATTCCAACTGGTAGTGTATTTTGACCTGTATCTATTTTACTCTTGAGAAACAAAACATCCATGTACTGTGCCCTAAGTTTTGGGTCAAAATGTTCACTCTTTTTAAATTGGTTAGTCCCAGTCTGATTTACGTTTTTAATTAAGAACTCAGATAGTTGTGCAGAAGTTTTTGTTATAGTATCTAGTGCAGTAACCCACTTGTCCATATTCTTCTTATTAGCGTCGCTAGTAAAATCACCCTGTTGTACCCTTTTTTTACTTAGCTCTAATTCGTCAATAAAACTACGAATAGCTTTTGCTCTTTCTTTATCATCTTTATCTACTTTACCTAATGTTTTAGTCAAAGTAGTAATATGACTATCTATTGTAGTAACCAGAGCAGTTTGTGCTTTTTCACCACTAACTTTAGTTAGGACTCCCGAGGATGTTTGGTCTCTAAATGCTGTTAAAAATACCTCAGCCTCTTTTGCAGAATTTTTAGCCTCCAGTAAAGCAGAGTTAACATTAATGGCAGTAGTTAATTTATCTACCCCAGCTTGTCTCGCCGTAATAACTAACTCTAACCTTGCAGCCTCTACGGTATTCTGGTCTTTAAGGGCTTTATTTTTTAACTCTATATACTCCCTTATTTGCTCTTTAGCTTTTTCTACCTCAACCTCTAACCCAGCAGCCTCCTCTTTAGTATCTCTCATAAACGCATATAAACTACCAGCAGCGATAACAGCAGCACTTAAAACTATACCCATTGGTGTACGGGACATAAATAACATAGTAGCCTGGGCTGCCCTTAACGCCGTACCTAAGGAGCTAGCCCAAAATGTAGCAGAAGCTAGGGCTATTGATATTCTGGATATTGCCGCTACCGAAGCAACTCCGATTACGGAGAAAAATATAGTTTTAAACATATCCCAGTTTTTGATTATGGTTGTAACTACATCATTAAAAGTATTCAGAGCACCTGTAGCAAACTCGACCATAGCCTTACCAAAAGGCAATAAGTTACCTACAGTTTGATTAAAAGAAAGTGCTAGAGTATTTCCTAACTTTTCCCACGTAATAGCATAACTTTCTGTAATGAAGTTAGCTTTATCAATCTCACCTTCCACACCCCCTTGCATCTTTTGTAGGTGTCTAAAGAACTCGTCAGCATTATTACGTAATAAAGTAAGGGATTGTAGTGCAAGAATATCCATACCTCTAGTAATTTGGCTAAACTCCGCGTCTGTTAAACCTTTTAGTTTCCCCACGAATTCCGCCATAGCTTTATTAGACTCTTCTGTACCCATTTTCATACGGGCCATCATCATCTCTTGACTTACTCCAATAGAGTCGAAGAAATTAACAGTCTCACTAGAAGTCTCGGCGAGAACGCTAGAAAACCTACGAATTTGTGTACCAATAGTAGAAGCATTAACCCCGGCATTAGAGAATGAAATTGCCATAGCACTAACCGCGTCGGCCGTCATACCAGATGATTTAGCGGCGGCCAAAGCATAGTTGGAGAATGTTCCAATATCTTGAGTAGACATCCGAGATTGGTTAGCCATATATGCTAACATATTACCCAAATCTTCAATAGATGGGGTTAGTCCAGTATTAGTATCTTTAACTTTCCCAAAAACTTCCTTATAAGTAATCATAGCAGACGCGGAGGTAGCAAAAGTATCCCCTGTAAGTCTAGCCATTTTTATAACAGCCTCGGTGGCCTCAGTAACGTCTGCTTTATCAATCCCAGCACGTCCTAAAGTTAGTGCGGCCTCATTAATATCTTTTAAAGCCCCGCCGTATTGTGTACCTAGTTTAGCTAAATTACCCTCTAGCCTTGCAGCTGACAGTGCGCTCATATCTAAAACGGCGGATAGGGTATGAATAGCTTGGTCATACTCAATAACATACTTCAATCCATTTTGGATTGTATTAACGACACTATATATCCCACCAAATAAACCAGAGTACGCCAGCGCACGTTGGGCAATATTAGTAAACCACTTAACCCCAGAAATTTCGGTCAGTGCTTGAGATACTGTGCGAGCACTGGTAGTAGCGGAATTTAGTTCACCCCTAAGTCTAGTTACCTCGGACGCAGCACTCCTAACTGCGGTTGATGGGTCTGCTGAAAAAGCGGAATCAAATGCTCTTTTCCGAGCCTCTGCACCCCTAAGTGCGTCCTCTAGTTCTCTAACTTTTTGTCTAGCCAACTCTAGACTCTTGTCACTAGCCCATTTTTGTTTTGTATTTATTAGGTTATTGAGTGCTAATATTTGTTTCTCGTAAGATTGGGTTATTCTATCATACCCAGCGTCATAAGTAATTTTACCAGAAACGGCTATCTTAATTTCTTTAAATCTCTCTGCAAAAACACCAAGGGGTCCGGTAGCAGTTGATACACTCCTAGATAACGTGGCAATATCAGAGGTTACTTTAGCAATATCAGAGTTAGACATAACTCCGGTAGCTGCATTAGTCTTTAACTGTAAATCATTTAATTGTTTTAACAGATTAAACTTTTTATTAAGTAACTCTAAGTCTTCTTTAGCCACCTCCGGTCGTACATTACCCTTTCTTATGTCGTTCCTAACTATGCTTGCTTGTGCTCGTAGAGACTGTAAACTGCTGGCAACACCTGTAGCTGCAGACTTTTGAAAATCACGCATCTCCAAGCTTAGTTGTCCAGCAGACTTCTTAGCGTCAGACAAGGCCTTTGACAAGTTAACATCAAACTTTACCTTAGCGGCTTCTCCGGCTAACTTAGTAACATCTGCAGTAGTTGCCTGAACTGTTTTACTAAATGCGTTAATTTTCCTAGTATCTAAAACGTCAGGGGCTTTTATGTTAGATAGTTTGGTAATCTCGGCAGTTACTTCAGTAAGTTTATTTTTTGCTGCCGAAATGTCGGTAGGAGTTGCAACACCCGATTTATTAGTAATGGTAGTCTTAAGGGATGTTTCTTGTGCTTTCAGTAATGCAATATTGTCAGAAAGGAGCTTATTAGAAGCCCTTCTAGAAGCCTCCAAATCCTTTTCCTTCGCTCTAATTTCATCATACAACTTGCTGGACTCCCTAAGGGCTAATGTTACGTCCTGCCCGGTTGCGGTGCCAGAAGCAGTCTTTTGCTGTAGTGCTCCTAAATTACCAACTGCTGTTTGTACAGGTTTAGTCTGTATTTGTAAAGACTGTAACTTTTGACTTGCGTCATATAATTTTAAAGTATTTTTTAAAGAAGCGTCTAAGTCTTTATTTACTCTCGATAGATAAGTACTATCACCTGTTTTATTTAAAATAGTAGTTGCTTCCGTCAGTCTAGTTTTGAAATTAGATAACGTTTGAGTATTAGTTCCTAATTGTTTTAAAGCACTTATAGTGTTTTCTATATTATTTTTAATTCCAACAGTAGTACCAGCAAATGCTTGCTGTAAACCCTTAGTTGTAAGACTTACATCCCCCATAGCTCTTGATATTCGTAGGTACTCTGAGTGTAAACCCTCTAGATTACTAGACTTAACCATTTTTCTTAGGGATGCGCTTAGTCCTGAGGTCGCCTCGTTAAGCTCTTTTCCTTTTAGTCCCTGACCCATAATAGACAGAGCTTTAGATACTTCCTGCGATTGAGTAAATAACCCAACCAAATTATTAGTTAAACCATCAATAGTCTTCTTTGTTTTATTAAGTGATGTTAAGTCCCCAGCAAAGATTGTTTCCGACGCTTTAGATAATTTCTGGGTATCTTTTGTTAAACTTACTAATGACGATTCCAGACCTCTTAGGCCCTGTCCAGTAAACTTTAAGTCTATATTAATTGAAGTATTAGCCATTGTAGCCCTTTAGGGATTTATTACCCTATAATCGTATTGGGGGCTACCTTTTATTTTCTTTTAACATTTTATCCATTTGTATTTTATTTCTCTCTTCAATCTTATTATTTACAATAACAGATAGTATGGTAAACGCCTGGGTCTGGTCTGCCCAACCCCCAGAATCTGGCAAAAATCTACCTTTTAGTACGTTATACGCCTCGATACCAGATGATATTATGTTATTGTCTACATCAAAAATAGGGCAATGCGTATAGATAGTTTTATTAACCATAATCTTAAAATCAGGGTTGTGTGGAGCATCTTGTTTAAAACCACAATTACGTGTATTATCTAAACGCTTCTGTTTGCAAATATCACATTTCCAAGTATCAGAAGATAATTGCTCAGAGAAAAACACAGATAATGATGTTTCAATCTTATCCATATCCTCAGGGCTGAGTGTGGAGGTCTTAATAATCTCATTAGCTATATTTGACAGTAAACTAGAGGGTAGACTATTAATTGTTAGTGTATCACCGTCTACTGTTTCAATCTTACTAATAGCAAACTCACATACCCTATATACGTACTCTTTATAATTACCACTGGAATATACAAAGTCTGCTGATTTTAGTTGGGAATTAGAAAGGGTATTGTAAACAACTGTAACCTCAGGTAAGGACGAATCCAAGTATACCTGAGGCGTATAGAAGTAAGTTACTTTATGAATCGGAATCACTAGTAACCTCAGACTGCCCTAGGAATAAGGCAGTATGTTCTGGAGTTCTAGTAATAGAAGCAATAGTAGTAGCAATTTCACTGATTATATCAAGGGGTAGGACTTCAATAGAGGAGTCATCCATAAACCCGTTAGCGTCTTTCTTAAATTTAAGAAGTGCCCCATTCTCATCAGTTACATTAGACCACCCAAGTACTCCACGTTTTACAACGTTCCAATTGAATGAGCCAGAAGCAAAAGAAATAGTAGAATCTTCTTGATTAATTTTTGTTAACCCGTCTTCAAGTTTAGCAAAACTACGGGCATCAATACGCTTAATTTTTACAGTGAACGGCTCTTCATCACCTCGGAATAGTACAGGTACGTATTCAAATGATTCATCTTTTTTTGTGGAAACAACTAGTGGCATTTTTTTCTCCTAAGGTTTAATCAAATATGAGGGCTTTGCCCTCAGGTAGCTTACATGTGTGCGATGTAAACAGCTTCTCCAAGAGTCGCATCTTCATACGCCTCAAACTCAATTTTGTTTTCAAGGATACCATCTGCGTCTTCAATATTAACCGCGGTGTAACGAGCACGTGGGAAATAGATTGCAAATTTGTGTGTACCAGAAACCATTTCTAGGTAGATAGCAGCGTCTGTGTTATTTTTGAATTTATTCAACTCATCGTAGTTTTCAAATACAACTGACAAAGAACCTTTTACCATTTTTTTGGTAACAGCTTTAGATGTAATACCTTCACTTGTAATAGCCTCACGGTCAGTTACAGTATTCTCAATAGAGAATGAAAGGTTTGTTGCCTCATACTCAACATTATCTACAGTAAATGTAGCATTTTTACCAACATACGGGTTTTCTACAATTGCAGTACCAGTAAGGATAGCTCCACCAGCCGCAGTAGTATAACCAGAGGCACCAACATCAAAAGAAATCGTAGCCAAGTCAGCTGTTGGGAAGTCAAACTTAACAGAAGAAGGTACAATACCAGTGTAAGTGATAGATTGACTATCCCCAGTGTCACAACCAAGAAACTGTTTGATTGACAATGATGGTTGGCTACCACAAGGTTTTGCCAATTTATATAATACAGCAGTACTAGTCTCAGTAGCTACAGCTTCATAAATTTTCTTAGCGGGTGTTACACCAGCGTCAGAGTAACCAATAAATGCACCAGTAGCAAGCCCGGCTTCTTCACGAATACCAAGAGCAACCTCAAGGATATCTGAACCATTAAGGTCTTTTGATGCACCACCCAATGGAATAAGCTCAACACCTACAGTTCCAGAACCATAGATTTTACCAGCCATTTTAGGTTGCCCAAGGAATGAGTTCTTAATAGCTTTACGCTCAATAGAATCTCCCTCAGGTTTCATTGAAGTATCTGAAGTTACCTCAACAACGTCTGCGTTTGTGAAAGTACCGCCAGCGTTAAAAGTTGCTTCTTTTAGAATAGCATATACGGCACTATTAGAACGATAAATCGCCATGTGTTATGTCCTTTAAGTTAAATCAAACTATTATCGTTAAGATTTAGAGATAGTGTTAAACTAGCCTTTTAATATATTTTACTTTAAGAATAAGCTGGGCAACAGAGTATGGCATTAACATACCACCATCCCTCTTAAAATCTGTAATCATTGCTTCAATAGTTTGTGTTTTAAGTAGTTGATTAGATTCAACAACCTTCTGTACTACCTCAACTAGTTCTGATAAGTTATCTTCTACATCAGACCCTCTTTGTTTATTATAAACAAAAATAGGAATAGTAGCTAAAGTAAATGCTTTACTATTAACTAAGTTTGACCTATCCATTTGGTCTGATTCATATACAACACCAACTGCCGGGAAGTCTTTTACTTCATTCCACATAGGTATAGTATTCTTATAAATTTTTCTAAACTTTTTAGTTCTTTCTAAGTCAGCTATTAGTGACTCAATAATTTCAATACGCATAACTATAACCTTCTAGTGGGTAAAGATTTTCTGTTAGATAATATCTCATCCATAATATCGTACACAGACTTAAGCCTAGTAGTTCCTAAATTGGAAATACCTATGTTACTAGATAATCGTGACGACGCAGTAAACTCATTCCAGCCGTCTTGTGTAGGTCTCATAACCTTGTCGTGCCAACCCGCCCACGAGGCAGTAGAACCATCTTTACGACTAGGGGCTGGCATATTAGTATATTTAGCAGAGGGCAGTTCAACTCCTCCTACTATACCAACAGACGCACTTAGAGATATTGAAGCATTACCAGCCTCTGTGTAGTGTAAAGTTGATGATGTGTGTAATGAGTCCCTTAGTTTTACTTTACTTTTAGATAGGGAGTCTGGTATATAGTGTGGGAGTGGGTTATCATCTGGTCTTTGCCTCCTACCTTTTACAATAGCAGAACTAACTCTTTTGCTAAGCAGTTTATAGACTGTGTGTTCCCAAGAGTTAATGGACTTTTTACTCTCATTAAAGAAAGACCTGGCGGTTGCTTTTGTAATTTTCTCTAAACTTAGTCGAAACGATTGGCTTAGTTTTAATAAGTCTGCGGTACCGTCACCTAGCGTTTGCCGCATTATGTACCCCTAAAATTTAAAGATTCGATAAGCCTGAAGAATATTTTCAGCCAAGTAGGGAATAGTATCTAGAGGTTTAATTGATTGTTTTGTATCAGATTGAATTAAAGAAATACCATCAAAGTTTTTAGTCGCGTCTGTATACATTTTTCTACCAATTACAAAAAGTGCGTTAACCAACCCAGAGGGGACTAAATCATAGGTATTATAACCTATTGAGTAGGTAATGTCTATATTTAAAGTACCAGAAATAAAAGTAGAAGCACCATAAACTACGATATTTTTGTTTGTTTTAAGGAGAGAAGTACTAACTACTTCACCAGATATAGTCAACGAAGTAATAGCATTGATGTTACCTCGGGAGGTATATAGTTTGGGGGTACCACTACCATCTAAATTCTCGGTAACTGTGCGTGGAATAATTGATACGTAGTAAGTACTATAAATATACTCTTCGGCCCAAGTTAGAATCTGGGCTAAAGAATCTTTAACCGCTATGTCAGACTCTTGTACATCAACGTACTCAAGGAACTGTTTTTCTAACTCAGGGAACATATATTATCCTTAACTTCGACGACGAGATGGTTTTTCTACAGTAACTTCCGCAGTAACTTCCGCAGTAACTTCCGCAGTAACTTCCGCAGTAACTTCCGCAGTAACTTCCGCAGTAACTTCCGCAGTAACTTCCATAAGCACAGGCTCATCTGCTACAACATCAGCAACAACTTCGAGTGTTACTTCTTCTACTTTAGGTGCAACCTCAACAACCTTAGTTTGTTTTCCAACTACAGAGAAGTGAGTAGGGAAGTTTTCAAGTACATATGAACATGCTTTGTCTGATAGGTCATACTCAACACCATCTACGAAGTCAACACCAATTGTAGTAATACCATTACCACTATATTTTACTTTTGGCATATATAATCCTCAATTCTTAACTCAGTTGTCTTAAACAACTCGGATAAAAACTAAGTCAGGGCGTTAGCCCTGAAGTGTCAATTAAAGATTGACGATTGCAGCTACAGGAGTAGCAACGATAGAGAGTTTTTTGAAGTCAACATCACGGTAACCTACATAGAGAGTAGAGCTTGAAACCGCTTTACGTTCCTCTTCGATTCCGATTGTACCACGGTCAGCAATACCGAAGAAACGTTTGTTAACAATAAGAACAGCTGTTTTAGTTCCTACAGGTTCAATATCATCAACAATACCAGCAGCAGTCAAGTTCTCTGGAAGGTAAGCAGAAGCAACGATTGGCATACCATAAAGTTTACCAATTTCACCGGTCAAGATAGTAGCAGCAGTACCGTACTTATCAACAGTCATAACTTCAGTAAGACCAAGCATATCGTAAGCAATTTTAACTGGAGCGATGATAGCCAAATCAGCAAGATTCAAACCATAAACACCAAGTTTTTTACGACCAGCGAGGATACCAGCAGCAGAGATAGCACCACCACCGTCTACAACATTACCAGCAACAACAGCGATTTTCAAAAGACCATCAAATGCTTTACGAACATCATTTGAATCAGTAACAGCAGTATCACCAGCGATAATACCTTTTTCAGAGGCACGAGCAAGTGAGCTTACAAGTTCTTGACGAACCAAATCCATAACAGCAACCACTGCCTCTTGGTCAGCTTGGTCAGTTACACTAACAAGTGTTTTGATACGGCTAGTAGCAAATGTTACTTTACCAGCAGCGATTGTTGATTCGATTGCGTCAACACCAGGAGCGATAAGGTATGCAATTGCGTCAGTTGAGCGGCCAGGGATACTGAATTGGTTACGATTCGCAGGCATAGTCAACTTAGTAAACAACGGCTCAACCATCAATTCTGCATCAAGTTTAGTCAACATTTGACCACTAAATTCCTCAGCCAACCAACTAGAGATATCAGCAGGGACGATTGCTTTTTCAACGATAGACATGATGTCTTTGAATTCTTTGAAAGATTCAACAGGACGACCAGTAAGTACTGATTTCAAATAAAGGTCAGCACCATCTTTTCTTGCTTTAGCAACTTCAACATCACCAACAACTTTTTCTTCAAAAGTAGTTTTGCGTTCTGCAAGTTTACTATCAACTTCTTTATGAAGTTCTTCGAGTTGTTTTTCAGCAGCAGTTTTCTGTGCTTCCATTTCTACTTTAAGAGCGTCTAGCTCCTTTGACATTTTTTCAATAGCTTCGATTGCCATTTAAGGACTCCTTAGTTTGTTTGGGTTAAGTGTTCATTAATCAAGGTATTAGCCCGTACCCCTACTTTGTCATACAAAGATAGAAGGTGATTAACATTTTCATCAGAGCCTTCGATAGACTCAACGAACGACATAATTTGCTCAAAAGTAATCTCGGCAGGTTTAGTGTCGTTCCCCTCAGCAGTTTGGGAAGTTCCCTCAGCGTCTTGGGTACCAGAGCTAGAACCATCTTCGGTTTTTACTTTAGTGTTATCAGGGTTATTATCGTCGGTGTTTTCCTCTGTTGATTTGGTTTCAGTAAGTTCCGTAAGAAGTGCTGAAATATCAGAAGGCATTCCTTCAATCTCTTTAGCTTCTAATAAATCATTGAAGTGTTTCTCAAGGTGTTTCAACGCATCTAGTTTTTCCTCAACCGAAAATTTCTCAACATCCTTAGCAGACTTAAGAGCAGATAGAGCAGATAATAGCCCCTCCTTATTAAGTAGTAACGTATTACCTTTTACCTCGTGGTGTGGGAATTTCCAAGAAGTTTGTTTCTCAACATCACCAACAATGAGGTATGCTTCCTTAATAGCTTCTGGTATACCCAAGTTATTAACAGAGTCAAGTAGAAAAGCCTTATCAATATCATTCCAGCGCCGGGATGAAATATCTTTATTTTTAATTGTATTAGCACATTTAACAGTGTGTTCATCAGTTGCCTTAGAGGCGAGCATACACATACCTGTAGCACACGGGGATTGAGTTAGAACTGTAAAGATAGAGTCTTGGTTATCTGGTACAGAAACAATGGATACTTCGAGAAGCTCTACAGCTTTGTAGTAGTAAATGTCATTAGGGCCATCGTAGAATGTGTCTAGAGACTTAAACCCAATTGAGAATGTTTTAAGGATTCCTTGCTCTACAGCATAATAGACAGTAGGATTAAGAAGCTCATGTACCTCAGCGGTAATTTCTAAACCCTCCATGCTAATTTTAATATCAACCACTTTACCTATAGGCTCTTGCTTCGAGTGGTAAGATAATAAAATTGGGTTTTTCATAAAGTTAGTCAACTCATACCCAGTAGGAATTACCGAGTCCCCAGAACGGTCTACAACCAACTGCCCCATACTATCTAGGTAGCGGTTTGCATACCCTTTAATGTAAAGGACTTTAGGGGACTCAGAGCCTAGCTCCTTTTTCTCTACCTGCAAATCTTTTACTGTAAGAACTAGCTTATCCATTAACAAATCCTCTTAAATTCGGTTTAAGTTATTATCTAAAAACATTATCGTATCAGTTTCCAGCTGTTGCGCCATCTGGTGTGCCGCCTTGGGGGTCTGTACTACCTGCACCGCCTGGTAAAGTAGATGCTGTAGGAGCCGTCGACGTAAGCGTAGCACCGTCTTGTACATATACAGCTCCAGTACCAAATAGGTAAGCGGCTAATATATTTTTGTCAGCATTTTCTGAGTCAATCCTAGGTAACCCAACCATGTCACGAGCCTCATTAAGGGAAGCCAGACCAGTAGAATAATTAGCCTTAGCGGCCTCAGTTTTAACATCAAGACTTGTTTCAAGTTCTACTACCCTATCCAAATCAAAGTAAAATTTAATAGTGTTATCTTTAAATTTATTTTGTAGGAACAGTGTAATTGAATCCTCAATTTTATATAAATAAGGACGAACAGCAGTATTAAATACAGACTTCATTAGGTCTTGTGGTTTAGATGTTGAAGTGTTTTCCCCACCAAGCGCAAGAGCGTTAATCTTAAACACACGTAGTACTCGTTTATCACTAATCCCTAGCGAGTCAAGAATCTTAGAATCATTAGGGGACGCCTGGATAGCATTGTACTTAAGACCACTAGGCAAAACAGCAGTACCCCCACGTTTAGTACCCCCCTTACCGTATAGTGTTTGAAACTGGTCTTGAATTGCTGAAATCTGCTCTGGGGATAATGCGTACTCAGACTCTAATAGACCAGTAAGCATACTTGAGTTCTCATAGAAGTTCTTAAGGTCTGTGAGTGCATAGCTTTCTAGGGTCAATGTATCAAATAAAGGACGTACTGAAGGAACGCCATAATACATATTATTTAAAGTAGGGTTCCTAAAAATACATACCTCATCGGATTTATATGCAGTAGTATCTTTCCAGATTACCCCTTCCATATAATTTGTGGCATGTGGAACAATCTTAACCGAAGATGGAGCACCCAAAAACCAAGACTCATAACGACCCTTAACTGTCTCAAAAGTCATAAAAGATGTACCACCTAGGAGTAGTGCTTGAATGTTAAGTTCAATCATCTCACCCCAAGTAAAGAACGGGTTAGGGTTCTTAGCCCATAACCACAATTTATCCTTTTCGGGCATAGCCTCAAACTTACCATATTTGTCAACTTTACCAACTACCGGGATAGCTTGAGAGGCAGCCTTACAGATATAGTCAACACAACTATAAACAAGCTCACTGGTGTGTAAAGAGTTTTCTTCAGAGGATTTAGCTAAACGCCCATTTCCATCTGTGTAACTCTTCATAGCTTCTTTAGTGTTTTTAGAAGCTTTGGTGGTAATTAAAACACTACTACCTTTTTCAGAAGAAGTAACTGTCTCCTTACCAAAAAGAAAATCTAACATTCCCATAAGGTCTCCAATTTCATTTATTACTTAATAATCGTATATTCTTTAATTAGTATATATTATAGCAGGTTTATTAAAATAAGTCAATGGAGTAAACAAGTGATAGGTCTTGGGACAAGGTGTTTTTGACGTAGAAAATATACTAATAAACTATAATAAATACGTCAAAAACACCTTGTCCCAAGACCTATCACTTGTTTACTCCTTTTAGGAACCTTAACTTACCTATTATTACTATAGAGAAGATATTTAATTATTTACTACTAATAGAGTCAAAAACATTAAAACTTTTTCTCTAGCTACGATAATAGTATAGAGAAACACAGGAGATTAAAATTGATAGAATTAAAGAATACCCCAATTAATACCATTATCTCAATTGAGGGACCGCTTGTTACTTTAGAGTGTGTTTGTGGTAGACCCTTTACACTTAAGGACGGAGTAGTTACTTCAACTAGGTGTGAGGTATGTTTAGAGTTTGCTGAAAATATTCCAGAACTTTCTCCTAAAGAGTTTACAGAGCTTGCTACTTTTATGCACGAGAATGTATTTACAGAATATACACATAAATTAAATAGGGTTTAATATGGAAGATTTATTAAATAGCCTTACTATACCTGATGAGTTAAGCCCAGAAGTAGAATCTAAATTATCAATGGAACTTGTATTTACTGATGGAGTACTACCAAGTAAGCCCCTAAGTTTACTTGAGAGGGCTATATGTGAGCTTTATGCAGATAGTAAGACCCGCACTGGTATTGCTACATACTTAGGTATCAGTGTAGGGCAGGTTAAGCGTATTCTATCAAAGGATTATATTAAATCATTTATTCAAGAGCTTGTAAGTACCCAATACGATATGACCAAAGAGTACCGTATCAGCCTTCTTGACAAGGTTATAAAAGCTAAAATTGATGCTATTGAGAACGACTTAGCCGGGGATTATGCTCAAGCTACTAAGAAAGATTTAGTAGACCTTATTATGATTCAAGACTCTATGCTTAAAGAGCGTGAGAAGAAAGAACTTGGAACTAATGAAGATACTTATATTACTCTACTGCAACAGATTGTTAAAAAATGATAGAAGATAATAGTTTATCGGAAGAGTTATTTGATAACTTAGTTACTGCTGATGTTGAGTTATATCAATCAGTTATAACTAAGATTGATTACTCCGCCGCCTCTAAGGCGTTAAAATTTAAACCACACCCAGCACAGTCTGAAGTAATGGATGTTGTAGCCAACAGAATGTTTGATGTACTAACCCTAGCTTGCGGTAGGCGCTTCGGAAAGTCCGAGGTGATGTCTACCATTGCCTCCACTGAGTTATTGATTCCACAGGCACGTGTGTTACTTGTAACGCCTACCTTTGCAAATGCTAAAGCAATTTATGACAAAGTTGAGCTTGCTATCATAAAACAAGGCCTTAAAATTAAGAGTAAGGACATTAAATTACTTACATTTACTTTAGAGTATGGGCAGACCATCATTTGTGCTACCCCAAAGTCTATTGCAAACGTCCTAGGGTTTAAATACTCACTAGTAATCTTCGACGAGTCTCAGGATATTAATGACCTCATGGAAATCTGGGAGAATAAAATTGGACCTGCACAATCTGACTATGGTCTTCAAGAAGATGGTTTTATGTTTTCTAAAACTATGTTTATTGGTACTGTACGTGACTTTGATAATGACTTTTATATCCCATACGAACGTGGTGAGCTTAATACCCCGGGGTATATCTCATTCAATTTCCCAACATCAGCAAACCCATATATCCCAAAGGATTATTTACTTAAGAAGGAACAAACACTCCCTAAGAAAACCTTTGATATGGAGTATAGGGGTATTTGGCAATCGTTAAGGGACTCTTTAGTTTACTACTCATTTGACCCAGAACGTAATATTAAACCAGCTTCAGCATTACCAGATATTCTAAATAATGGCAAAGCTAAATTAGTAGCCATTGACTTTGGGTTCTCTGATAACACTGGGCAGTTATTGGGAGTTGTAGAGGCACTTACTGGTAACATCAATATTGTTGGGGAGTATATTGAAGAACAGTTAGCGCTAGCACAACACGTACATAACTTTAAAAGTAAAGAGTTAGAATACTTTAGTAGCAATAATGTTACTATGCGGTACACTGACCCTTCTGCTGCCCAGCTAATTCATGATATGGCTACAAGTTATAACTATTATACTAATCCCGCAATGAATAGGATTGATGAAGGTGTGGATAAAGTTAATGCTATGTTCTACCATGGTAAGTTATTTATTTTAGACAACTGTAAAGAGCTTATTAGTGAGATTAAAAATATGTCATGGAAGAACCCTAAGACTAAAGAAGTACAACGAACAAAACGCCATAAACACTTTGACCTTGCTTTATCTACTTTAAGGTACATGGTATATACGTGGGAAATGAATAAAGATTTATCGATTCAAGTGATTAAAAATAAAGGATAAAAGTATGTTGAATTTTGATGAATGGTACGAAGTTAATCCCATTAAAGATAAAATAGAAGCCCTAGGACTATCTGAAAAAGATAAAAAGAGGTTAACCCCTGTATACCTCACTACAGCTACTATTCTAGCCCTAAAACCTCTATATGAGGAGATGACCTTAAGGTATAAGAGTCAGTTTATACCGGAGTTTGCTGTTAAACAATTTACATTAATATTCAAAGGAAGAACATTTATAATAGTGCCTTTTTATGAGTTAGAAAAAGAGTTCAAGTACTTATGTTCTAAAATACCGGAAGGTGTTGGTATAGCTTCTGAAATAAAACCTGTTGATAAGTTAAATACAATGTTTGATACATTAATATTTAGAGATTTACAATTAAATACTGGGTATAAAGAGAGGATACGTGTATTACATAATAATAAAATATTAACGTGGAAATTTAAGGAGATACGTAATTGATTATTAGACCTCCCTTTTCAGAGGCTGAAAAAAGCTTTCTCAGAGAAAATTACTTGTATTTATCAGATAATGCCTTAGCGGAAATACTTGGTAGTACTAATGGTGTCTCCATAAGAAAAATACGTTCTAATATGGGGCTACGTAGGAATAAGAAGGCCATGAAAGACTTTACTAAGGAGGTTCCTTTAGTTATTTGGGTACAAAGAGAGTTGTATGACTCAAAAGAATTTACTGGGTTAAAAAATATTAGTATTTAACTTGACATTAATTTATTATTTTGATATAATAACAAGAAAAAGAAGGAGATGATATGTTGTTACCAATCTTGGAAAAAAACCAACTAGTTGATGCTATTGTTTTACAGTTTTACCCACAAATTCGTCAGTGGAATCTAGACAGAAACAACTTGCATTTTAGTAAAGACCTAGAACAGGACATGTTGATAGAAGAGTACCATGAATTTTTATCAGCTACCTCAGCGGTTGATATGTTAGACGCCGTATGTGACTATGCCTTTGTATTATGTGGTACTTACACAAAGTGGATGCAGCATGCCGACGACTCTGATGATATGTTAGCTTTCATGAATAAATATTCATCACACTTTGTTGATATGTATATTGTATTTTCTAAGTATTTGGTACAAGCACTTCCCATTAGTAGTATGGAAGGAATTCCAGATTTAATTATTAAGGGACTTGAGGTAGTTACTAAAAAGAACTATGAAAAAGGTAACGATTTGGACGAGAACGGTAAAGTAAAAAAACCAGAAGGTTTTGTAGGACCAGAGGTAGAGCTACAAGCGCTTCTTGATAACTTTACAGATGACATTCAAAGATAAATAATGAAACGAGAGCTACTATGTAAAGATATTACTAATATCATTTTAGACTACCTTTCTGGTAGCTCTCAATCAACCCTCTCGGATTCTTATGGACTTACCGATAAAGCTATTTATAACATTTTACAACTACGAACTTACGTAGAGTGTTCTAAGGAGCTTATTACAGATAGGTTTGGTGGTTCTACTAACTATTTTATTAAGTTAGCCGAGAGAAAAACCTCATGGATGGGAAGAACAAAATGAATAATTCTGAAATGTTTTTATACGTAAAAACATTAGTTTTTAATAAAAATTTAAGTTGGGATTTCAGTTTAGATAACGATAATAGTGTTACCTCCATTATCTTACGAGACTCTTCATTAGTGCCTATCTTATGTATAGATGATACCTTCCCTGATATGGAGTCAGCGACTACTTTTATATATAATATAACCTACCAACCTGAAGCCTTTGATACTTCAACTTTTAAGGTACCAAGCAATAACATAACACAGGGAATACTACAGTCCTTACTTAAGTAGTATTAAGGTTATTTACTGTATAATTATAAAAATATAAGGATTAATTACATGGTTAAATTACCTATAGAGACTCCAAATAGTATGTTCGGTTTATATTTGTACCCATTTGCTAAAGAATTAATGGAACAACAACAGGATATAAACTGGTTTGCTCAAGAAATTAAAGTAGAGAATGATATACAAGACTACCGTCATAATATGTCTAGAGAGTCTTATCACTTAATCACACTTACTCTGCAGTTGTTTGTAGAAATTGAACAAAAAGTAGGAGATGTGTGGAGTAGTATAGCTAACTGGTTTCCTCACTCAGAGATTGACGGGGCTTGCACACAAATAGCTGCTATGGAAAAGTCTGTACACGCTTTCTTTTATCAAAAGATGTCGGATGTACTTAATATAGACCCAGAAGATACTGCTAAAAACCAACAAACTATATTAGTTCTTAAAGAGAAGTTAGACTTCCTAAACAAAATTACGAGTAACTTGGACAAGGATAAGCCTTTATCTTTAGCTACCGTAGCTTTAATTGAGCAAGTACTCTTATTTAGTAATTTTGCTATGTTGAAATCTTTTAAAGCTAATGGTCATAAAATGATTCCTAATACACTAACTGGTGTAGACTATGTAGTAAATGATGAAGTTATTCATGGTGTTTTCGCTACTTACTTACACAATGTTTATATTGAAGAGTACCCAACAGTATATGGAAGTTTCCCCCTAGTGGAGCACGAAAAAGCAGTAAGAAAATTAACAGAGAAGATTGTAGCCCACGAAGACTCCGTAATTGACTATGGATTCCCAGGGGAAGCAGCTATTAATGATATAACTGCTTCTCAGTTGAAAAATTTCATTAGGTCTAGGGCTAACCAAGTTCTATCTGACCTTGGTATGGAGCCTTTATATGAAATAAAAGAAAATCCAATAGCTGATTGGTTCTATAAAGGAGCCAACTCCATTAAAGTACATGACTTTTTTGCTAGTGGTACTAACCAGTATCGCCGTGGGTGGTCTTTAGATGGATTTTCAAGAAAACCTTTCCTAGGAGTAAAATAATGGGTAAAACAAAATACGAGAGATTATCTCATAAAAGAAAACAACTACAACAAGATGGATTAGCTCCCCAGTGGCTGACTACAGCTGGTTACCAAATGCTGGTTAATCAAAGTTACTTGGATACAGCCGAAACCCCTAAGGATATGTACACACGTATTGCTAAAAGGGCGGCTGGGTTAACTACCTTTAATATACCCTCTGATTTTGGTTATAGTAGTTGGGAGGAGTGTTTCTTTACTGAGATGTGGAATGGTTGGTTATCTCCCTCCACTCCTGTATTAACAAATATGGGGAATAACCGAGGACATCCTATTAGTTGCTCTGGTACTTACGTTGGAGACTCTATTGAGTCTTTTTATACAGCTAGAAAAGAGATGGCACAGCTAACTCAACGTGGTTACGGAACCTCTACTTGTTTAGACCCTATCCGCTCCCGTGGGACACCTATTTCAAAAGGGGGGACTGCAAATGGTATCATGCAGTTTGCTTCTGGGGTAGTAAGAGATATGGAGGACGTATCACAAGGAAATTCACGTAGAGGAAGTTGTGGTATGTACCTAAACCCCCTACACGATGACTTTGATGAGCTTGTAGACCAGTTAGTGGCTGATGATATGGGTTGGAATATTGGTTGGAATATCACGGATGAGTTTGAGACTTTATTTGATAGAGACCCAGACCACGCTGACTATCTTTGGGAGCGTATGTTAAAGACTAAGGCAACTAAAGGTAAGGGTTACTTCTTCTTTTTAGATAAGGTTAATAGACACGCACCTAAAGTGTATAAAGACAGGGGGTTTAAAGTACGCCACTCAAACTTATGTGTAACTGGAGATACCAAAGTTCTTACAAAAAACTATGGGTATATAAATATTGAACAAGTGGTTGGGGAGTCTTTGGAGTGTTGGAATGGAAAAGAGTGGTCTTTAACTGATTTATTTAAAACATCAGAATGTCAGGCTGTTATTAAAGTTACTTTGGGTAACTATACTACTATTGAGGCTACCCCTTACCATAAGTGGTATATAATGGACGGTTATAGTAAACAGGTAGAAAAACGTACGATTGACTTGGTACCTGGGGACAAGCTAATTAAATTCTCTTTAGAGCCTATAACTCATGGTAATAGTAGGTTACCCCTTGCGTACGTAAATGGGTTTCACTCGGGGGATGGTACAGTATATAAAAAGTCTAATAAACCAAGGATATCACTACACGATAACAAACAAACACTAGTATCTAGATTTACTGGGTTTTACTCCGTAAGCTACTCAAAAGAAGGCAGGATACTAAACCTACAATACCCTGCGGGTATACTAGAAGATAAGTTTTTTGTCCCTAATAGTAGCTTTTGTGTAGAGGATAGGTTGCTATGGGTATCTGGGTACTTAGACGCAGATGGTACTTTGACTAATAATAATGGAACAGAGAGTATTCAAGTAGCCAGTATTGAATTATCATTCCTTAAAGAAGTTCTACTTCTCCTACAAGAGTTGGGGGTACATAGTACTATATCGAAAGGAGCTGACGCAGGATATAGTTGGTTACCTACAAATAATGGTACTGGGGAGTATAAACAGTATTGGACAAAACAAACTTATAGATTATTAATTGCTGGGTCAGAGTTGAATACTTTGTTAGACTTAGGGTTGCAGACATCAAGGGTTGTCCCAACTAGGAGAGAGTACCAAAGACAGGCTCGACAGTTTGTACAAGTAGTGTCTGTTGAGGATGAGGGAAAATCAGCCCCTACTTATTGTGGCACAGAGCCTTTAGTTAATAAATTAATGTTTAATGGAGTACTTACTGGAAACTGTTCAGAGATTGCTTTAATGTCTGATGAAAATCATTCATTTACTTGCGTGTTATCCTCTCTAAATATTGCAAAATACGATGAGTGGGTTGGTACTAAAACACCACAGATTGCTACTATCTTTTTAGACGCAGTAATTTCAGATATGTTGATTAAAGCAAAACAAGAAAGTGGTTTTGAAAGAGTTATTGCATTTACTGAGAAGTCCCGTGCACAAGGATTGGGAGTTCTTGGTCAATCTACCTATTACCAAACGAAGTCTTGGGTGTTTGGTGATTTACAATCTATTATGTTTAATCAATCGCTTTTCAAAATGCTAAATGAGCAAACTTTAGAAGCGTCAAGGTTACTTGCAAGAGAGTTGGGAGAGCCTGAATGGATGGTAGGAACTGGGGAACGCTGTTCTCATAGACTTGCACTACCCCCCACTAAGTCCACATCAGTAATCCAGTGGGGAGTTAGTGAGGGAATACAGCCAGTATTCGCTAATGTGTATGAGCAAGATACCGCTGGGGGCACTGTTTATAGAATTAACCCAGTGCTGTTAGACATTATGAAAGAGCGTGGGGTATACACAGAGGAGGTTATGAAGCGTATAGCAGATGACCAAGGGTCTGTTCAGGGGGAGGGATGGCTTACTCAACACGAGCGAGATATATTTAGGACTGCCTTTGAAATACCCCAAGAGTCTATCCTGCTAATGGCTTCTCACCGTCAGCCTAACGTCGACCAAGGACAATCAGTAAATCTATTCTTTACTGCAGATGAGACCGAAGAAGAAATTGCTAGGATTCATGATATAGCCTTTAAAGATGAGTGGATTCATGGGCTGTACTATATACAATCCCAGAATAAGGCCATGAAGCATAAGATTGATAAGTCAGAATGTGTGAGTTGTCAAGGGTGAGTACTAAAGTCTGTAAAAAGTGTTTAGAGGAACTCCCTCTAAGCTGTTTTACTAAACAACCCAACGGACGTATAGACCATTCCCCCTACTGTAGAAAATGTAGGAGTTCTTCCCAAAAAACTAAAAGAAAAGAAAATACTCATAATGCTATACTCCACTTAGGGGGTAAATGTAACCATTGTGGTCTACAATATGATGGCACCAACTCAGTTGTATTTGACTTTCATCATATTAATCCCCAACTAAAATCTTTCGGCCTATCTAAAAATAGTAATCGCTCTCCTCATATATTCATGCAAGAAGTTGAGAAGTGCATGTTACTTTGTGCAAACTGTCACAGATTACTTCATAATAAAGACCGTGTAAGCGTATCTTAAGCATTACCTAAATATAATTAGTTATTACAAAAATAGGATACACCATGTTAATTTATGAGAATTACGTCGTAGAAAAAGTAGATAACCTTAATTTTAAGGTATATAAGCTAGGACAAAATAGTGCAGGTACTGAGATTGCTAAAGATGTAACGTACCATGCTAATCTCCCGCAAGCTTTAATTAAGTTACGAAAATTGCTACATGCAGATAAATATAATAATGCCATGACCTCCGTAGAGTCCGCGGTTAAACGTATTACAGAACTAGATACAGAGTTTATGACATTTCTTAACTCCCTTACTGTAAAAAAACTCCAAAAAGTGTTTGACGTAGAGTTGAAGGTTGCATGATAGCAAAACTATGTGTACTCTGCAATGAGTGCTTAACAATAGCTTTAGATTCTACTTGCGAGTGTACTAAAGTTGCGTCTAGTTACATAGATGATACTTTAGTTATTTACTGTAGTGACCCTTCTTTGGTTACTTTATCTAAAGTGTGGGTTAACGAGTCAAATGTTATTGTATTTTTTAAAAGATATAAAGATTTAGGTATGTCAAAACTCATACCAGTTAATATAAAAAAGGGGTGTTGATGGAATATCTTCAACAAATTAAAGAAAAAGAGTTAAAGTATGTTATAAAAGGGGGGACAGAGTCTAATATTTTTGCAGATAATATTGCAGAGGTAACTTATTTTGACTTCTCTAAAGCCAATATGAATGAGGAGTCTAGAGTAGAGGCAGTAACCCTAGTAGCGGCTGCTTGTTATGCTAACCCTAATGCGGTGGGTCGTGAAACATTGTTTAATAGACTTGAGCAGGAGTCTTTGGGGTTACCTTCTAGTAGTTTTGAGTTTATTCCAGTACTACTAAGTAAAGAACGTGTAGATTATATCTTAAATTGTTATAATTATGTAACAGAAAGTGATACTGACCGTCAATTTCCTAATATTTTAACCTTTGGTACGTTTATTGGTGATTATTTGTTAACTAACTACCGTGCTTTATGTTCAGACCATGCTACCCTATCTGCATTTGATATTATTGAAGGTAAAAAAGTAGAGGACATCCGTAAGTATTTCAACAGTGAGACGGAATGTGAGTTGATGCTGGAGAAGTATTCTGTATTCTTATCCTACATTGATACAAATACCCGTGCCCAGTACATTCGACACCGAAAAGCTAACTGGCAAGAGATGAGCCGTCGTTATGTATCTGGTAAAAAGGTTGATTTTGAGTTTTACAACTCGGAACGTATGAAAAACTTTGTATCTCACTACGAAGATTCTTCAGAGGAAGTTTCAAAACACTATGAATTGTCTACGGAAACTCTTGAAACGCTTTGTGTAAATCATTATAATGTTGCTATAGCTGCTGGTGTATTACCCCAAGAGGCTAGGAGAATTATTCCTCAAGCTATGTATACACTTGTTTGGTCTGGTTTTGACAACCACAGCCTTAAAAACTTCTTCGATTTACGCCTAGATAACCACGCACAGTGGGAAATTCGTAGGTTGGCAGAAGCTAAACTTAAACTTATAGAAATGGATAATAATGAAAGCAACTGAGTTTATTCCAACCAACACCAATTTATTGGTAGAGCCTACTAAGGTTGAGAAAGAAACCTCGTCCGGTATTATTTTACAATCCACGGAAACCAAAGAGTTACCAAGTAGTGGTAAAGTAATTAAAAGTGATACTAGTATCCCTGTAGGAGCTACCGTATTTTTTGGTAAATATAGCGGTGCTATTATTAAGCTTGCTGATACGGAGTACCATATTTTAAAGTCGGAGGATATCTATGGGTATTGCAACTAAATTTCAACGTGCTCATATGAAGTCTGCTTTTAATTATACGGAGTTGAGTCATTGTAAACGCCGTAAGGTAGGGGCTTTATTAGTTAGCCCCGACAATAGACCACTTTTATCTGGATATAATGGTACTTCTCCTGGTAGGGATAATTGCTGTGAACACGAGGGGGTTACCAAAGATATAGTCCATCATGCCGAGGCTAACCTAATAGGAAATGCGGCTAAAAGGGGTATAGCTACCGAGGGGTGTTCTATTTTTATTACAACCTCACCCTGTATTCAGTGTGCTAAGTTGATAGAGATATCCGGAATTACTACAGTTTATTACCACGATACCTACACGGACCCTACTGGGGTTGATTATTTGGTGGGTGCTGGTATTTGTGTAGAACAACTAGAAGGAGTTTTTGATTATGATTAAATTTACTATATTATTTGTAGCGGGGTTACTTATTTTATCTGGAGGTATCTCCATGATAGTGTCTGTACTGTCTGCTTTTGGTTATTTTTTATACAGCTGGGGTGGTTTAGGTATTACCGTAGGTGCTTCTTTGTGGGCGGGATTTAAGTTGGGTATTTATTTATGGTTGGGGGGTCTTATTTCAGCAGCCTCTGGTTTACTTATTGCTTTTATTACATATCCCAGCTCTGTTAAAGTTAAATTTAATAAACTATAGTGTAAAATGCTCCTTAAACACTAAGGAGCTACCATGACAGCTATTGAAATTATCAAAAAGATAGAAAATACCTCGGGGAATAAGGCAAAAGAGCTTATTTTAGCCACCCACAAAGACAACGAAGACCTTCAGGCTCTTTTATATCATGCCTTTAACCCATACCTAACTTATGGAATACAAAAAATCTCGGTAAACAGCAGTATTAATTATGCAGAAGATGAGGTTAATGGTTTCTTAAACATACTAAATGTGTTATCCTCCAAAAATGTTAATAGTGCAGACCACCTTATGGTTAGTACTTTTTTAGTAAAAGTACCAGAGCAGACTCAGAAGGTATTTATAAGTATCCTTACTAAGTCTTTGAGTATTGGGATGGCTGCTAAATCTATTAATAAAATAATACCAAACTTAATCCCCACTTTTGATTGTATGTTAGCGGAGCCTGCCGGTGATTTAATTATGCCCTTACTAGTACAAGAGAAGCTGGATGGTATACGTTGTATTACTATAAAGAAGAATGGGATAATTACTTTTCTTACTAGAACAGGGAATACGATACCCCTAAAGAAACTTAAAGATATATTAATAGAGTTTCCTAATGACAATTTTGTATTAGATGGGGAATTATTAATGTCTGGAGAGTTACGACAGAAAACTTCGGGTAAGATTAATAGCCTTATGAAATCTGGGTACAAGAAAGAGATTGATGATAAAATTGAATATCATGTATTTGACTTTTTAACTTTAGAGGAGTGGGTAAGTAAAACATCATTATTATTAGCTTTTGAAAGAGCGCACGAGGTGCTTGGGATTAGTGGAATTTTAGGGTACCCTTTTGTACCTGTTGAGCAAACCATGGCAGATACCGAGGATGATATCAAGAAATTTTATGAAAATATACGCAAAGATGGTGGGGAGGGAGTAATTATTAAGACGAATACTCCTTATGAATGGAAACGAAGTAAGAATTGGGGTAAACTAAAGGCAATTTGTTCTTGTACCTTAACTATTGTTGGTTTTACTGATGGAGAGGGCAAAAACAAAGGTAAGGTGGGTTCAATTACTTGTGAAAGTATTGATAAAAAGGTAGTGGTTAATGTAAACCCACGCACCGACTTAGATAGGGATTGGTTTACAGATAATATCAGTAAATGTGTTGGATTACCTGCTGAGGTGTTATTCAACGACCTTATTAAGGATGAAAAAGGGAATTATAGTTTATTTCTTCCAAGATTTGCTACAAATTGGCAGCGGGTGGATAAGTTTACCGCTGATTCTTTAGGAGATATACTTAAAGAGGCGGTAAGTACTCTTTAGTAACCCTAAAAGTATCCCCTTTACTGGTGATACCTATTAAATTATTATCTAGGTATACCCCATAAGCCACTAAAAGGGTGATATATACTTCATATACTCCCCTTTTAACCTCGTTAATCATCACGATTTCCTCTACTAACCCACTAAGATAATTTAAAGTTTCTTCAGCCGTACACTCAAGGGGGTTTATAGTGTAACCTTTGATACTTACTTTATTACCGATGTATTCTATATTAGTTATTGTAATGTATGAGGGTAAAGAAAAGTTATCAATTTTTAATTTATACATAATGTTCCTCTATCTTTTGTCTATTTTTTCTAAACAGTTCTTCCCAATCTTGTATAGAAAGTTCATCAAACATACAATGTTTACTAGGGAGGGTACTTTTAAATATATAAAGGCTCTCGTAAGGTACGTTAATAGGTAATTTATACCTTTTAAGTGTCTTTTCAGGTACTTTAACATTATCTTTAAAAAGTTCCTCGATGATACTGTCTATAGTACTCCTCATAATATGGTTATCGTTATACGATAATTAATCAGATTTCTCTTAAAGGTATAATATGTTTCTAACTAAATTAACGCTAGAGGTTGCTGGGGAACAGACATTTATTTTAACATCCCCCCTAGTCTACCAAGAAGATTCTATGATAATTACTGTTTACCCTGGGTTTGATTTTGATGGTGCGTCAATCCCACAGGTTTTATGGAGTATTATAGGGAGTCCTATGACTGGTGGTTACCAAAAGGCTGCTTGTCTACATGACGCTTTATATTCCTCTAAATTATTTTCCAAAAAGCACTGTGATTTAATTTTTTATAGGGCCATGATAGGAGAAGGTACTAACTCATTTAAGGCCTATATTATATATTCTGCTGTAAAGATAGCTGGTGGGTGGGCTTATGAAGATTCCCCTGACATTCAAAAATACCGTAATTTAGTTAATATTTCTTTAATATAAATTTAGTTATTATACTTCCAATTTAAAATTGGAGATAGTATGAGACAAGTACAGTTCGATTATGTAAGCGACTTACATATTGATTTAACTTTTGGTTCAAAACAGGGTACTACACTTTGTGATTTATTTTCTACTGCTGAAAGTCAATATCTATTAATTGCTGGAGATATTGGCCATGACCTACAACAAAACATCAATACCCTTCAGTCTATTAAACAACAGTATGGTTATAAAGAGATTATACTGGTACTCGGAAACCATGATAGGTATCTTCATAAAACTAGTAGAGAAATTTATGGGGTTAATAAGAAAGATATTAGTACTTTAGAATACGAAAGAGCGGGGTTTATTGTACTGGATGGTACCAGCGTGGATATCGAAGGCGTCATCGTAGGGGGCGCTGATGGGTGGTATGATGGTAAATATCAAGGTTATGATGCTGATAACGAGGTAAAAGAGGGATTTTGGAAAAGCTGTTTGAATGATTATCCTTACAAGGCTTGTGATTCCTTTTTAGAAACCTTTGAAGAAGAGATAAAAAAAGTAGCGGCATTATATAACAAGTGTGATATAATGATGACGCACGTACGTCCTACCATTAATCCGACGCACGTAAATATTAAGTTCAGAAACTACGAAAGCAGTATGTTTTTCGGTTTTGATTATGAAGAGGACCTCCAAAGAGATTCCAAATTACAAGTATGGGTATTTGGTCATGTACACGACCCAGCTGAAATAGTACTAGGCAATAAGAAGTTGGGTAAAAGATTGCTTTGTAATCCTTTTGGGTACACTTCAGAAAATGATGGGCGTAGAGTAAAACAATTTTCAGTAATGGTGGAGGATAAATAAGATGGATAACAACGAGGAGGTACAACTAAAGTACTATGATTCTATAATTAAGTTGGCAGACTCTATACTGGATAGTGAGCAACCTAGAGAGTCTTTGGTAGGTTTGATACATAGTATGACACAAGACTTCTATACTAAAGAAAGTAAACTCCAGGAAGATTCTTTAGTAATTCAAGAAAATGCGGAACACTATAAAAAGAAGTTCCAAGATATATCGGGGGAGTATGTAGCCCTACTAATGAAAGAAATGAAAACAGAACAAAACTTAGAAACTTCAAAAGATATTGAAGAAGCCTACATGTATGCGCTCAATGAGGACTGGAAAGGTTACATTGATAACTTAAAAGCATACTTGAAATTTCCCACTGGGCAGTAAAATGAGTATGACTGCTTTAATTTTTTTTTTTTTTTGAAGCATATGCATACTTCAAAGGCTCCCTTAGGTATTTAATAACCCTTGGGGGGTTCCCTAAATATCCCTAGTAGTAACTTTAAAGATTCCCTTAAAGATTCCCTAGTAGTAACTTTAAAGATTCCCTAGTAGTAACTTTAAAGATTCCCTTAAAGATTCCCCTAACGGTAACTTTTAAGATTCCCTTAAAGATTCCCCTAACGGTAACTTTTAAGATTCCCTTAAAGATTCCCCTAACGGTAACTTTTAAGATTCCCCTAACGGTAACTCTTAAGATTCCCCTAACGGTAACTTTTAAGCAGACACGATGTCGCTAGTAGTAACTTTAAAGATTCCCCTAACGGTAACTTTAAAGCAGACACGATGTCGCTAGTAGTAACTTTAAAGATTCCTTTAAAGCAGACATAATGTCGCCAGTAGTAACTTTAAAGTATTTTGTGAGTTGCTGGGTGCGCCGACTGGTAACCTTAAAGGAACTTTAACCTCCCCCCTTTTAACATAAAAGTAACCTTAAACACACCTTAAGTGTAACCACAGGTAGCACTGATGTCACCTTAAGGTCACGTTTATATTACATTTAAGTATCTTTTAAGTTGTTAGTTAGTATTTATTTTTACTATTGAAGATAGAGGGGGTTCCATATAGAACTTTTTATAAAAGGAGGTTATGCCCTTGACATTATTTTTTTATCGTACTATAATGACACTCGAATTAAAAGCAACAACAACATAAAGGGGTTAAAGATGAAAACAACAACAACGGCGCAACACGTTATTAAAGCGGTAGCAGAAGCAAAAAAAATTGCAGTAGCGATTTCTAAAACAGAAATGAGCGGGTCTAAGTGGGCGTTAACAGTAGCCGGTGATACCGTGCTCGGTACTGAAGAGTTAAAAGAAATTAAACTTCAGTTAGCTGACGTGTGGAGTGAAGGTTATATTAAGAAAATGTTTGCGTCAATTAATATATTACGCACTTATGCCGATAAAATAGACATTAGCTATTGTAATACAATCGGCTTTGTTAAATTGTATGACTATCTAAGAGGGATTAAGTCACCAGTTAAAGCGGATACCGTAGCGGGTATCGTAGAGGACGTTAAAGCGGATACCGTAGAGGATACCGTAGAGGACGTTAAAGCGGATACCGTAGAGGACGTTCGCGAAGTATTGAACGTACAACGTAACGCCGTTGTCAGTACGGCAAAGTATCCCACTCTCACATTATTTGATGAGAGCGTCGCACTAATGAGAGAGACACTAAGAGAGATGGAAACCAAAGGGACATTAACCGATGTTATGCGAGACAAAATCGAAGCACACATTCTAGCATACGAAAATTCATTTTTTGATTTGGTGGGGTAACGCCCACCATACCTAGATGGTTAATAACGGTTAATCACAGAAACCGTTTCTGTTTTCCTAGTCGTCTATAACGGAATAAAAAAGTTCCATATAGAACTATTGTAGGAACATAATGTATACCATGTGTTATACATTATCCGCTTTCTAGTAATTTTTAGGAAGTTCTACAAAATTTAGAAAGTTTTAGTCACTCATAAGTTACCTTGACATTTCCTTAAGGTTATGTTATAATTTGCTATGCAAATATAAATAATACGGTTACAAAAGATTTATAGTGCCTTCTGAAAATTTAGAAGGTTCCTTGAGAGTTCCATGTGGAACTTTCTAAATTTGCAAGACAAATATAACAAAACGATAATGGGGTTAAGATGAACGAAATATCAGAAAGAATAGCCTTTGCACGTATCGCTCGAGCAATTAGAAAGGATTGGAAAAAGGTATCAGTGTATGCTGAACCTTACCTTAAAGCGATGGAGAGGGACGACTACGGTCTTGATGGGACTTATAGTGTCGTATTGCGCTTTTTAAGTAATGCTAGTGGGTACCGAGGGGAACTTGCACGTACCCTAAAGGCAGAGTTGAAGTCTATCACGGTAAGCAAATAAGTTCCACATGGAACTTTTAAGGTAACATAAAGGGGTTTAAAATGGAGTTTGTAGCAACTTGGATAATAATTGGAGTAACCTTAATGGTAACTTTAAAGGTAATTTTAGTAACCTTAAACAAATTTGAAGGTAACCTTAAAAAAACCTTAAACGACCACTTAGGGTTCTGACAAAACATACGGAAAACCGTATAAAAAAATTTTTATGGTGAGGTTCACAGTCCTTCAAGGGAACTTCAAGGTAACCTCGGTATACGAAAGTACTTTGAAGTTACCTTTGAGAGTGGAAAATAAATCATGTAGGGTTTAAAGGTGCCTTAAAAGGTACTATAGTACCCACCTAAAAGGAATTTTTGGGGGGATTTAGAGAGTAATAAAAGTTCTATGTGGAACTTTTTAAAGTGATAAAGGGGTGGTTCACATGTATTATCAAATTGTGGAAAGTGTTGCGGTGGACGCTATACAGTATACTGCTAAGTTTTCGCCTCGTCCAGTGGGTGATTCAGACAATTCTTGGGGGATTTGTTGTTGGTCTTTAAAGGATTTACAAGAATACTTTAAGGTTGATTTATGTTGCACGTCTTTTATTGCAAATTATGTTGAAGATGAGTTTTATGGGTTCGCTGAAATTCCGTTTGAATCTCTTATAGAAACCTTAAAATTCGAGACCCCTCTTTAATGGATTCTCAAAATTCCTAAGGGGGTTATAATGTTATTTGAATAGGGTATAATTAGGGTGTTAAAGGGAAAAATTCAACTCCCTCTAATAATAGAAAAAGTTCCACATGGAACTATTAAATAAAGGGGTTTAAAATGGCACAGGTTAATTATAAACAAATTCCAGACCTTATAAAAAATCGTCAGGTGTTCACAGGAAATTCTGCGTATGCTGTATGGCATGGGGATACTTATATTGTGTATTCATACAATACTCAAATGTTTCGTGAGAATAACACAGAACAATGGTTTAACCTTGAAAAATACTCCAGTATTACTTCAAGGTTGCAGCATATTATTAAACGTGTTATTCAAGTTCGGGGGTAATTGATTTTGACGTACGTGGAAAGGACTACTTATGAAAACAACACTAAATAAAATAAGAGAGCATTCTCCCTGCAGAGACGGATGGGAAAAGCTTTTAAAAACACTTGGAAAAACTAAGGCAGACGATGAAGAACTATCACTTTTAACCATTTTAAATAGCAATGGAATCGAAGACGCAATTTGGTGTTTTAGGGCTATAGAAGGGCACAATGAAGAGATAGGTGCGTTTGCCAGATTTTGTGCAATGCAGAATATTGATAAGATTAAACCATATTGCTCCGAAGAAAATTATGACTTAATTATCGATTGGCTTGAAACAGGAAATGATGATATTAGATTAGCTGCACGGTCAGCGGCACGGTCAGCTGCAGATTCAGCGGCACGGTCAGCGGCACGGTCAGCGGCATGGTCATCTGCATGGTCAGCGGCAGATTCAGCTGCAGATTCAGCGGCACGGTCAGCGGCATGGTCATCTGCATGGTCATCT